TGCCAAAGTTTGATGGCATGGTGTAGACACGCGATATTAGGTCTTCTTTAGATACAATTCTGTTCTGTGAATTTCTAACAGATAGCGCGACCTGCCTCAAGTCCTCTAGCGTAGGAGCATTTTCACCTCCCTGTGCGGCCGCGATGTTATTGACTGTTGTTGATGCTCTTATCGCTGCAACTTTACCTGGTGAGACTGATGAACTAAATGAGGTAACCAGGTTACCAACAGTTTTGATGGTGTTAGGTGAGACGTTGTGTGACACACCCCCACCGTATCTGTACCGCACTCTAAGTGTGGTATTTGCAGGTGTTATTCCTAGGCTTTGGGAGTTTAGAAGTGAATTAGGGTCAATTGAAACCTTTGAGAAAGACTTTCTGTCACCATACAGTGGCAAAGAAACCTGGCTTGGGTCAGGTAAGATATCGTTATCTAGAGAAGATGCGTCACCTGACCCGAAAATTAGCTGGACTGCGCCAGAGTCTGCTGCGACACGAGCAACAAATCGATAGGGTGCAGGTATAACGGCAATTGCATTTGGAACTTGATCATTGTCATCACGAACATTGTCAACGATCTTAAAGACAGTGTCTTGAGCTAGAGTATCAACTTCATAGTATTCGTTTCCTTCCGTGTCTTTGACAAGAAGAATCTCGTTCACGTTGGAATTGGTCAAGTCTATAGTCTTGAATGGTGTTAAATCTCCACCGAAAGTGAACAGCTCTTCTGCTGTTGCGCCTGAGACAAAAGTTCCAGTTCGCGTCACGTTAAATGATGTTGGGACGCCTGCTGAACCTGTTGACGCAACTCTATATCTTGCAATGTACTTATTTTTTGCATTAATCTGTGAGAAATCAACGTCATCCACTAGAGAAAACTCGATCCCAGTGTTTGATCGGACTGTAGTGCCGATGTTGACAATTGGAAGTTGTGAGCTTTTCGGTAGGTATCCCTGTGATGTTAATTCAGCATCTACCTTGAACGTAAGATCAACATCACAAAAAGCGGGCGATGCGCCTTTAATCTTGACCCCTGCTAACCTAATCAGCCTTTCAACATTCGCACGTTCTACAGCCGTGTCAAGGCTAAGCTCATTGAACTGGTGGTCAAGGTAGAAAGAAGTGGTGTCACCGATATAGGCAACAAGATCTAGAAGCATGCCTCCAACAGATGCCTCAGAAAAATCCTGGATCTTGTCAGGAAAGTATGCCTGTGCATATTGAAGAAGCTCTGCTCTAAAACTATCGAAGTCACGGGCAAGATAGTTCCTCTGGCGCTTCTGCTTCAGTGTCTTTTTAACATCAGTTAAAGCCATTTCTTCTTACCCTATGTTTGTGAGAATTATCTCAAGAAGCTTTGATGAAGTTGTTAGTCGAGGTATGGAAAACTTCACAAGTACTTTAACCTTTGACAAAGATTCTGTGTCAGTTTGCATTGTCTGGACCTCAAAAGTGTCAAGATTGACATACGGCATGTACTTCTCTGTCGTTGCCTTGATCAATAGCATGGCTTGAGATTCATAATCATCAATTGCAAGTCTTTCTGTCAAAAGCTGTCTTAGGTTTGCACCATAGTCAAACAGTGGGACCCTTTCGCCATGATTAGTCAACAGCATGTTTCTAAAATTGTCGATAACTTGATTGACAATGCTTGTTGACATTTCTAGTGGTCCGCCAACCTTGCTGCTGTATACCACAGGAGTTACAATTCCCACAGGAACAGGCTGGCGTGTCTGTGCTGCACGCACATCCACATTCAACTCACCTACACTTTTAAAGCTACGCTCTGCCATCGTTTATAAGTATCAGCAAAATGAGTGCCCTTCACGCGATTCCAAGAATCGAAGCAGCGCTAAGCGCAATTAATCCTGAGCCTAGCAAGAATGAAATCATACTAACAATGAAATACTTGACAAAAAACACAACTAGCTGGTAGACAGACGCTGCCTCGAGAACAATGGCAGACGTAACATTAATTGCGCTCGTGATGATGCTCCAAACAAGTCCAAGCAAAACATCTAAGAGCTCTTGAACTCCTTCAGCAACGTTTGTGATCAATTTTTTGAAAGCATTTTTAAGCTGCTCTCCAAACTCGACAGCTTCCTGGATTTGCTGGACAATTTTACTAGGAAGTGAAGCAAACACAGTCATAAGTTTGATAAATTTTGTTGCAATTCCATCGACTTGATTTGCCTCGAGCGTAGCAAAAAGTGGTGCTAAATTAACGTCGGGCTGCATAAAAGAAACATCAAGAGACGGTATTGGAAAAGATGGAATAGGTAAATTAACAGATTCTGTTATCTCTAATGCAGTTTCTACAGCTGCCTCTTTGATTTGCGTTGATGACTCAGAAATTTTCTGGATGGTGTCATCAATTATGCTTCTATCAATTCTTTCAGCGCTCATTACACTTTGAACAGTATCTTTAATGACATCAACAAACCCGGACGCTGCATCTTTAGCAGCTTCAACACCGTCACTCAGAGCGTCAATTACTTCGTTCAGAGCAGCAATAATCACATCGGCTTTTGATAAAACAATATCTAGATGTAAAAGAAGCAGGCTATCGATAGAAAACGTTAAAAACGAAAAAATCCGATCAAATAGAGAACGAAGCTTGTTGATCACAATCAGTATTGGCTTAGTTGGATCAAATAGGCCAATAGGCTTTAGAATGCCTGCATCAGGTATTGCATCTAATAGAAGAGCTACATTTTCTAGAAGTCCTGTTACATACATTCCATTCCACGCTGGAAATGCATCGGCGTGTGCCTGATCGTTCTCACTAGCGAATTTACCTAGTGGAACAGGTATGGGTGGAACTTGAAAAGTGCCAATTGAAAATCCATTTTCGACGGATGAAACAGTCTCGTCTTTAAACAATGTTTTTGGTCTAGAAGAAAGTCTGCTTCTTCGGTCTATAGATTCAATAACGCCTATATTGCTTAGAGCACCCATCACTTCACCAGGATTTTAGAAGCAAACAATCCTGTTCCTAATACAGCAGGTGATCCGATTATTCCGCCTGCCGTCGAAACTATGCTCTTTGCAGACACATTTCCAGGTGTTGTTGTTGCTTGATCAGCTTCTTGACAAAGAATTGCCTTGCTAGCATCAGAACCACCTAGTTTTATGAAGCCTGTCTCACTGGGTGTTATGATTATGTCGCCGTTTGTTAGAACCTGTATTGCAGCGCTGCCTACTCTTATTAATACTCCTAAAGGCGCAGAAACTTCGATAACAGAAGCATCTGAGGCTGTTGCGCTTGGAATCGAGTAGGGCTTAACTGTTTCTTTGTATCCATCTACGTTTTGAACGGCTTCACGTTCTGCCTGAATGTCTTCTTTTAAACCCGATTTAAGAATTATCGTGCCTTCACCGCCAATTTCTGACATCACGATGGCAGTGCTATTAGATCCTTGTAGCATCAAATCAGGTGACTTAGAAGGCAAGCTAACAATAGGCTTTCCTACAAACTGTGATCTTGATAAAGCATCACGTCGAGTCTTTTCAAGGTCTGCTCCTGACGTGTTAGCGTCCAAGAATACACGGCTATTGGTAACTGGATCGACACTTTTTGAAAAAAATGCTCGATCATCATGTGTGAAGTTTAAATCTTCAGCTGAGCCATTTTGTACCTTTCTAGAAAGCCAGTAAGATACTTGCCCTTTGTCATTTGTGAAACCCCAGGCTCTCTCGCCTGCCTTAATCGGCACACGCATATGAGAGAAGAAAGGATAAAAAACGCGCCCTTTAGCAATTCTATTGTTGGCAATAATCTGGCCGATTATTGTCCCATTTGGGCAATTAACCAGAAAACCTGGATCGATAACAAGATCAGCCAATTTAGCTTTTTGCTCGTCTGTGAGGCTTGAATAGCTTGACACATAATCGATCACTAAGATCTCGTCAAACATTAGTCCTCCATTATCTTGTCGAATATCGATCCTGTGTCAAGTGGCTTGTTCTCTTCGGCCGTGATCATTTCAGCAAGCTTTATAATCTGGTCATTGGCTCTTGACATTCTTTCTATGTATTTGACTACAACGGGACCTAGAATAGAGTGATTAGCAGCGTTGCCTTTAATTTGCAAGATCGTGTCTGTGAAGAGGATTGATGCATTCTCACGGTCTGTGAGCGCATTGTGATAAATCTCGAGCCATAACACGCGCTTCTTATCATCAAGATTTTCTATGGATTCCAAGATGTCAGAAAATTGTGACACCTTGGTCTCTTTATGCTTAAGACCGTCAATCTGGTCGTTAATCTTTTCTACGTCTGACTTTTTTGACATTGGTTCCTCATTAGAAAATATCAAACTCGCAATCTTTCATCGATTCTCTATAGTGCTTTTTGATGCTAGACATGGCAGTTGATATCTGCTTCGTGTTGAGGTTTGTCATCTCTCGTATGTAGACAAAGACGGCGCGCTTATTAAAGAAGTCAATATCGTCGATGTTGTGGAAGATCTCGATTATGGCGTCCATGCAGACAATTTCATGATCTTGCTCAAGCCGCGATCGTATCTCATTAAACATCAGCTCAAGCTGCTCTGCTTGAAATGCTTTTTTGCCACCTACACCGTAGATCTCAAATGTTGGTTCTACAACGTCAAGTGTCTCAAGCTCAGGAACAACAGTCTTGTCATCGATATTAACATGTTTTCTACTGTGCTTTGTCTTCTGACGGGTCTTGACAACAATCCAATTCTTGGCAACTACATTAAAATACGAAAATGCCTTTGTTCCGCGCGATGCGTCAAACTTCTTGAGAGTTTCATATAAAAAGCTGATGCAATCATTCTTAAATTCATCAACAGGCCCTATGACATTGGCACCGTGTATGAATATCAAATTTTCAACAAGCTTTGTGAAAGCGGGTAATATCTCAATAGTATAGATGAAATCTCTAACTTCTTGTTGACCTTCTTTCTGGAATCGAACAATTGCATCGTGCGTCCCAGAATGAAAATACATCTTCAAATCATTTTTCTTAGAAACCTGCTTCTTGCTAATCTTTTTCATCAGATACAGGCTCCTGTAGATTTGATATCGTATTGGCAACTTTCAAGATAGATTCTTGACTTAATCTAATTTCTTGGACTGTCTGTCTAACCTCAATCGAATCAAAGAATATTGGTTTTTCAAGAATTTTAGAAACTACCTTATAGCGTTCGTCAAGGTCGTCAAGACACTCTTCGATCGCGTCCTCAAGACGTAGGATAATTAGGCCGAATCTGACATTATAGTAGATGGATACACATAAAAGTAGAAAAATGATTGACGTCAAGATAAGCATTACAAGATCTCATTGAAAAGCTTTCTATAATCTTCAAGAATACTCTCTTTTGTGTACCGTGTCTTGCAGACAGAAGCGAGCTCTGTTGCCCATCCCTTGGGCACGACATGAGAATCTCTAAACTTTTTGATCTTCTTCTTAAAGTCCTGCTCACTTGGATCTGCCCACTGGACGCCTGGCATGAATATCCTATTGTCGACTCTAGAATCCGGTATGGTTGTCTTGTTCGACTCAATCTTGATCCACTTGCCTAGATTCATAAATTCTACATGGGCCGACCAATCTGTGGCTATAACTGGAAGCTCAGATGCTGAGGCTTCAAGGATTGGTAGGCCAAATCCTTCGCCTCTCGTCAAGCTCACTAGAGCCTTGATCTTTGGATGCCTGTACAGCGAGGCAATCTCCACATTGGTCATGTTACCATGCATCAGGTAGACAGGAACTTTAGACTTCTGCCTTACTGGTCCTAGGATTGTGTTTATGCTTGCAACTGTAACGTGCCTATCAATATCAGTGCCTCTACCGCTGTTAGTCTTGAGAATAATTCCAACACTTGGGTCATCCTTGAATGTCTCACAAATCCACTTTATCGTATTTGTAATGTTCTTCCTGTCGATAGAAGAATCTGGAGATGACATCTGGCTAACAATCAAAAAATTAAAAGGTGTTCTGAAGTCGACGTCAAGGTGATCTTTGATGTGGTTGATCTCATCGATGTACCATTCACCTACTACATGAATAGGAACCGTAATGTTGCCCGTGTCCATCAAAACTTTTCGAGTAAAATGTGATGGAACAATAACGGCGTTCATCCTGTTGCATGCGTCTACCCAGACTGGATTGCAACGATCTGTTTCGACAGCAGCAGTTACGCCTATGTTAAACTTTGCTAAAGTTGGTGTCCATTCATCGGGTAGCTGAACTTGGAAAGAGACGTCATAGCCTTCACTGGCATCTGTCGATCGACTCATAATCTCACCGATGAGACCTTCTTCAGCATCTGGGTTGACATACCACGATGTGTTTCCCCACTGCACAACTTGTGTGCTGACCTGCGCATTTGGTAGACGCTTAGCCGCCTCGTATATCTGGCGGCTATGCTGTCCATAACCAGAAATGCTAAGAAGCGGCGCACGAACAATTACTTTCATTAGAGTTCCTTGATCGTAAAGTTTTTCTTATTTTGCTTCCACGTGCTCAAGAGCTGTGATGCCGTGTTGTGCCACGTATCAATAGTGTTGTTGAAGCTAAACTCTGACCTTGCATAACTGAGAACTTTTTGCCCTAGTGCTCTGCGTTCGGTGTCAGACAAAGAGTAAAGCTGCATAATGCCTTTTGCAACGTTCTGGTTTGTGACATAGTCTTCGTAGATATAAGGCACAGATTGTGATCCTACAAGAGTTTGAAGGTCAATATCAAGTGCCACGCCGTTATGTGATCCATCACGATGATCGACAACCTGTCTGGTCAATCCACCCGTCTTGGCAGCGATGATCGGGATACCTGCATTCATCGCCTCCAGAGTTCCTAGTCCAAAACCCTCAGCAAAGCTGATGTTGATGCAGAAGTCTGATATGTTGTAGAGAACGTTCACCTTGTCAAAAGGTAGACGATCCTTAGAGAAAACAATGTTATCTTGAATGCCTAAGTTATCTGCAACTGCATAAAGATTCGGGCCTTCTTGATCCAATGGATCTGTATGCATAATAAGCGTTGCCCGCTTATGACCATGCTTTGTATGCAAGTCATCAATAAAGATCTTCCATGACTCTATGACATCGCTTGGGCGCTTTCTGCGGGCATTTCTGTTGATCCAGACGCCTACGAAATGATCCTCACGTCCTGACCCTAGAAGCTGGTTCCTATACATTCTCCTTTCAATCTGTGTTAGAGGAAAAAATAGGTCGGGCGGAACAGAATGTGGGACAAAATTGGTCTTATCTGGGAATCGCTCCTTGAGCATAGAGTATGTCAAATGAGAGTGACAGTTTAACAGACCAGTTGATTCATACAGTGGTCCGTTGAACGCTGGATATGGAAGATTATCCCATACATGCCACCACGCTATTGGGCAGACCTGGTTAACTTCATCTGCCATCTCGAATAACCAGATGAAGAATCTCGGGTCTGTAAAGATTAAAAGAAGATCTGGTTTTTCTGCTGCAAGCGTGACTCTAATTAAGTCTCTATTACCGAATCCATCAATTGGCTTGATGATGAAGTCTTCATTAACAGCAACAGTTCGATAGTCGGTGTGTTTCATAGCAGCACCAAACTGTCTAAATGTCCAGTCACCCTTGGCAATCATTCCATTGATGAGATGACGAGTTTGTGTGCCTACACCTGACGTTGATAACGCGTGATCAGATAAAACGATTACTTTTTTCTTGCTCATGGTACCTGTTCTAAACAATAGCACCGCGCATAATTAAGTAAATGCCGAGAATTCCCCTGAACCAGGACAATGTGAAGTTCCCTTAAAGTCACAGTACTTACAAGATAGACGATTTTTAATCGCCTTGCCTGCTCTAACGCCTTTAATCATAGAATCAACAAGCTTTTTGGCATCTTCAAGTGTCTTTGGGCCCGTCGATATCTCGAATAGCTCACATGCCTTACCTGGTTTAACGCCGCGCTTGAGAAGTATGAATCCACACTTGATGTCTTTCGGGTCAATCTCGAATTTCTCACTGCAGAAATGCTTATAAAGCGCAAGCTGAGCCAGAACCAGCTTGTCTCTACGTTTATCAGAATTCCACCCACGAGGACCTGCCGTCTTCCAGTCAATAATCCATAGACAATCTTGACCGCGCTTGTTCTTTGCACGAATCATTCCGTCAACAAATCCCTTAAACTTGATCTCTTCCTCACCCTCGATAGGTTCATATAGCGCCTGCTCTGCAGCTATAAATGACCAGTCGGGAAACGTGGTGTTGAGAAAATCTGCAATCTCAGACATGATCACTTTACCGTCATTGATCCAGTCGTCGACTTTTTCGAAGTTGTGCTGCTCCCATGTCTTCTTGATTGTCTCTGTTAATCTTTCGACATTGTACGTTCTTTTCTCTAGAAATTCTTCGCACTCTTCGTGCACAGCTGTTCCAAAGCTAGGACTTTCAGCAGGCTTGAATACATCAATTTTATCAATATGGACAAGCTTGTGACGCCAGCCACATTCATGCCACATCTTGACTTCAGAGAAAGAAATATGCGGTTTGCCAGTTGGGAATTTATTCACTTTTCTATTATACGCCTAATTCTTTCTTTTACTAACTGCTCGACCTACTTGTTTCTCCCAGTCACGATCTTCAGGAGGCCTGACTTCAAGGTTCTTTTCCCATGCAGCACGCATAACAATGGGCTTAATATCATAACCTCTAGCAACGCTAATCAAGGCGTTAATATCTTTAGGAAAGCAATGACCGCCAAACCCCTTGACATAGCGACCATCATTTGTCGGAACAGGTCCAGGAACGGACCAGTGTGTTTCGCCTAGACGCTTATCAAATTTGATATATTCAACTACCTTGTCGTAATCGACGTTTAAACCGTCTCTGTCGAGCATTTCACAAATCTGCGAGACCTCATTAGCAAAGGCAACCTTGACTGCAAGCATACAATTTGTCGTATATTTCACCATCTCAGCTGTGGTTGAGCTTGTCTTTATGATAGGCACCTTTGGGAAGGCCCGCATAAAGACATTTCGGACTGTGTTGATGTAAGGTCTTGGACCACCTAGAACTATTCGATTCTGCTCGCGCATGTCGTTTACAGCGTTTGCTTCTGTCAAAAACTCTGGATTAAAGACAATGTGCAATCCACGATCATTGAAGTCTTGATTCCATCTTTGTGTTGACCCCGGTGGAACTGTTGATTTGATAACAGCAATTCTTTCTGGTGAGTCTGATGCGTATGGTGCAGCCGCTATTAGCTCGAGAACGTCCAGGACTATTGAAACGTCTGGTGAACCATCTTCGTACATAGGCGTCGGGACACAGACAAAGAATATGCCTGTAAAGCCCGATGTTGCTTCACATTCTCTTACAAATTGCGTAAGCGAATCAGGCTTGATGAATGAGCTGTCACTTCTCTTAAATTCACAGATCCCGCCCGGAGCAGTCTTGCCAGCCTTGTCATAGACAAAAACTGTCTCTCCGCGTTCTGCAAAGACAGATGTTAAACTGCCACCCACAAATCCTTGTCCTACAACTGCGATGCTCATCTCTTTGTCTCCAGAAGACTTAAATCAGCCATGTACATTAATCTGGCAAGACCTCTAAATGTGGTCTTTGGTGTCCAACCAAGGCGGTCTCTAGCCTTCGTGTAATCTCCCTCAAGCCACGGAACTTCGTGTGGTCGCCTTAGACGATCATCAATAACAAGGTGTCGATCAACGTCTAGTTCAGCAATTTCAAAGACCTCATTTAAGAACTCACGAACTGTATGAGTTTCTCCAGTTGCAACCACATAGTCATCAGGCTTATCCTGTTGAAGCATCAGCCACATTGCTTCGACATAGTCCTTGGCGTATCCCCAGTCGCGAAGAGCATCGAGGTTGCCGAGTGCGATCTTGTCTTGCAGGCCGAGCTTGATACGCGCTGCAGCTAGGGTGATCTTACGTGTGACAAACGTCTCACCGCGGCGAGGGCTCTCGTGATTGAAGAGGATGCCGGAAGATGCGTGGATTCCGTATCCCTCTCGATAGTTGCGTGTGAGACCGTGTGCAAAGACTTTGGCACAGGCATAAGGAGAAGCCGGCATGAGGCGGGTCTCCTCGCTCTGTGGATGTTCAGGATTATCTCCGTACATCTCAGAGGAGGATGCCTGGTAGAATCTACATTGTGGTTGCATTGTCCTGATGCACTCCAACAATCTAAGAGGTCCCATTGCGACTGCGTCAACAGTCTCCTCAGGAACCTCAAATGAGACTCTTACGTGAGATTGAGCTGCAAGATTGTAGACCTCGTCGAACTTCTGATTGGCAAAGAGTCGATAGAAGGCACCAGCATCATTCATAGATCCATAGACAAGCTGGAAGTTAGGATGGTCGAGAAGGTGGTCAATTCGATCAGTTGCGAGAAGTGAGGTCCGCCTCTTCATTCCCACGACTTTGTATCCCTTTTCTATTAATAATTCAGCAAGATAAGAGCCATCTTGACCTGTTACACCTGTGATCAATGCAGTCTTCATAACAAGATTATGGTTGTCTATTGCTTCTGTTATAGGCGATTTTTCTTCATAAAGGCTTGCAGTTGTAAACAGTCATCTGTGCAGATGCCGTATATGTCAAGACTTGCAACTGATTCATAATTTTTAGGCATTACAGCGATCGATCTATCAGTTAGATCTTTATTCGGGTATGTCCAAATATGATTTGTTGATGTCAGAGTAAAGTCATCACTTTGATGCCAGAAATACCTGAAATTTGTTTCACTCAATGACCTTAATGCTTTTAGGTTCTTGCAATGGAACCATGCTTTATCTGCTATTTTTTCTAAGAATTCTATATCAACATGGTGCGCAGGTCCATCATGACCTAACATGATTTTGTCATCAATTACCCAGACATCTACTTCTACGTCAAAGCCGTCATTAATTGCTTCATCAATATAGCTAGGATGATTTTCCCTTGCTTTATTAGGTCCGCTAGTGTTGCCTCGATGAGCTATGATGATCATCAGCTATCTCTTAAGTAGCAATAGCCAAATCCATTATCATTAGGACAGACATTTTCAAACACGTGCCACGTGCCACGATTTAGTTGCTTCATAAAATAATGAGGACCTGGATGAGCTGTTGTATCATGAAAAGCTACAACACCGCCAGGTGATAGAATACGGGTATACTCCCAATCATCTAAGACTTGGTTGATGCTATGCCACCCATCAATGAATAGAAAGTCAATTTGATCACATCCTAGGTCTTTTAGCTTATTAACAACAACAGCGTAGTTAGATGAACTAGTCTTGATGGTGTGTATTCCTCTAGCAGGATCATCTAAGAAAGTCTTATCTTCGATGTCAATCCCTAAATAAATTCCATCCTGGGGAAGATTCTTGAGAATTGTATGAGTTGAAGACTTATCATCGTTTCTGTGAACACCGATCTCTACAAAGACACGCGGCGTGTTCTTGCAAAGATTAATGGCGTGTTGTAAAGCATAGTGATTGTCAATTGAAAACTCATTACTTACACACTGCATCAATTCAAGAAGATCACCAAATGGAAAGTCATTATCATCATCAGGTGTGCTAGTTCTAATATCAATTAAAAGATCTTCTTGCCACTTCATTTTACTAATCCCCACTTTTCGATTGCCGTATCGTACTCAGGACCATGATTATTGTCGATTGCTTGACGCATTGCTCTAGAGCCATCTCTGGTGCCACCTGGGTGACCGTGCATTGCACCACCGACATTTGCCATATAATCTACACCAAAACGAGAATTAATCGCACCGACCAAGCCTGGATGCATTCCACAGCTCAATGCTGGCAGAGTATTTCCTTTAACAAGAATGTCAAGCGTCTTCTTTAGATCATCCTCGTTGTCACTCATATAACCGCCCCACATGCCTGAGTGGATCGTGTCTGCTCCCATCATTGTTGCAAGCTGGCAGATAACGTCCCAGTCAATATGATAATCATGGTTTTTATTAGTCAAAATCTTGTCACCGCTCTTTTGAAAATGCATAAAAATGGGTAGATCAAGCTCTCTAACCGACTTATACACACCTAGCCCGCTCCAAAAGTTGATGTGAACTGCATTGCCACCAAGCTTGTAGACTTGTCTGACGCGATCAAGAATATGTGCAGGATCAGCATTAATGCAAACTGCGTATATGACTTTCTTATCTTTTAGATAGTCCATAATCAGAGGGACACGCTCTTCAATCGTGCAAAACTGCGGATTTGACATGATCTCATCCTCTTTGATGAAGTTAACGCCACCCTCGACCATCTCCTTTACCATCTCAAGCAGCACATCGGGTCTAATGCCGATCTTTGGCTTGACAATTCCACCTAAAAGCGGCTTATCAAAAGCTCCCGTGAAGCTTCTAATTCCGCTAATTCCAAATTTTGGCCCTAAAAAGTGTTTCTTAACCACATCAGGATACGTCACATTAAGAACATGACATTTTTGTATCAAATCAATGTCAAGTTGACCACCCATAATTGTGCACAACAAGTGGCTCACACCATCAGATGTGAAATCTATGTTGATGACAGGAAAAGCGATCTTGACGTTGCCCGATTTCTGTGCCATAAGCTGCGATTCTTGTCCTAGCACCAATGCAGAGTGATTCTCAAATAGAGAATCTGTCTCCCAGCTATTTCTAACGTTTGGGTTGCCGACACTTTGTCCAATTGCAAGATTCCATGCAGCATCACAAAGATTAGTTTTTGACTCTAAGAAGTAGTCAACAATTATGTAATCATGTTCATTAACATAATCCTTGAAAATATTAAACGACATATTTGTCTCCTGGAATTGATGGGGTCTTTACGACTAAGACTCTACAATCTTCTAAGAAGATAGGTCGTGCTATCTCGCCCTTGTCAAAGATAAAAATTGTTCCTGGCTCAATAATCACATCATTCACGTTCATTAATCCATCTAACAAAAGATTGTATTCGATTGCTTCCTTATGGATGTGAGGTGCCCAATATTCACCCTTCTTATGAGACATCACGCCAACTTCAAAATCTTTTGTTTTTAAAATAGACGGTTCAAAATTTCCAATAAACCAACCACGTGTCATTTCGCTTATGTTCGATAACTTCATATTAGAGACCGTAATTTTCCCAGTTAGTATCAATAAAACCATGATTTGTGATAACGTTTACAGACTTAGCCCGCTCTTCGTTCTCAAAAATCATATCATTGATCAAAATGCGGCACCCAGATGCAACACCCATGATTAATTGGTCGTATGGAATTCCTAGCTCTCTTAAATGACGCTCTGTTATCTCTCTAGCACTCTCTTTTCTTGCCGTAACCAGAATGATCCTGTTACCTTGCGAGTCCCATTCATCAAATTTTTCTCTAACGCCGGGCAATAGCTCTGGTTTCGCAAATGTTACTTCTGAGAATGAGTGAACATGCTTCATTATTGTTCCATCAAGGTCGCAAAAAATTGTTGCAGGTTTAACTTTTCTAAATTCATTCTGGATGCCATTAAACTTCTTGATGTCGTCTGGTGTCCCGAGAGAAAAGAATTGACCTTTTCCAAGCGTATAATTCTTGATCTTTTTATGATTTTTAATCAAATAGTTGTATGTTTTTGACACATAAAATTCATTGTTAATTCTGTCGTTGTTTCTGATCATTTCTTCAGCAGAACTAACAAAGTCGCTACCCTTACGCCAATAGTGGATTCCACAAAGTGCATGATCTGATATTGCAAACTTCTCTTCGAGACGTACAGCGTTTCCTTTACTGTCAAGTTCAATGAAGCTATAAGGACTATGCTCGTTTCTAACGATGCCGTCATACGGGTAAGTTCCAACAACACCATCAGCGTCACATAACCTACAAAAATCTAAAAATTCTTGTGGGTGCCAGTCGGTTCTTTGATCGCAGTTGATCGTAATCAGCTCTTCATCATTATCAATATATGACTTGGCGAGCAAAATAGAGGATGCTGATCCCTCAGTCATAGTATCTGTTTCTACAATTACGCAATTTGGCTTCATTGAGAGAAGCAAAAATTTTAGTTCGTCATAAAAATCAGATTTTCTGATGATAAAAATGTACTTTCCGTCGACGCCAAAGCTTTCTACAGCGTGCTGGACAATTGGTTTGGATCTAACGCTAATCAGTGGCTTAGGTTTTTCGTAGCCTGCGTCCAAAAAGCGTTTACCTATTCCAACAATTGGAACTACGATATTCATCGTCCACCTTTTTGTCTATTATACGTCGTCAATAACAATGTTACATGCCTCTAACATTAGGATAACGTGATAGAAACGTCTCAATGGTCTCTTTAAGACCGTCTCGGAGCGGTGTGTATTCTCCTTTCCACCCTAAAGATCTTAAATAAGAATTTGATGATGGCTTCTTAAACTGACCATCGGGCTTCGTGTTATCAAATCTTATAGTGCCAGAAAATCTCATCTCTCCTGAGATTGCGAGAGCTAAACTTTCAATCGAAACTTGTTCTGGGTTGCCAATATTAACGGGCTTTTCGCCATTGTAGTTCTCTGCGAGCCAAAGTATGATCTTTGCTGCGTCACGTGAAAAAGTAAATTCTCTTAGAGGTTTTCCTGTGCCCCATATGACGACTTCTTTTTGCTTATTGATTTTTGCCTCATGAAACTTTCTAATCAATGCTGGAATAACATGACCACTATCGAGGTCGTAGTTGTCGTTAGGGCCGTAGAGATTGTTAGGAATCACGGAGATAAAGTTACAACCGAACTGCTGACGATAGGCTCTGCTCTGAATCTCCAGCATTCTCTTTGCGTAAGCGTAACCAAAGTTTGATGTGTGTGGGGGTCCCATGTGAAGCTGATCTTCTGTGAGTGGGTACTTCACATATGGTGCGTCTGGGTAGATACAAGTGGAAAGAACTGAAACGAGCTTGAGACCGTCATGCTTGCAGGCCTCAAGGACATTCATGTTTATTCGAACATTATCATCGAAAAATTCTGCGACAAAGTCAGTGTTTGCTTTCACACCACCCACTCTAGCTGCGCAGTGAATGACAGTATCGAATTTGCCATTTGGATGAAGCCTCAGTTGACCTGGGCTAGTGAGGTCACAGTATTTCGAATTAAGGCCCACTGAACCTGGAGACAATGACATTACCTCACTTCCGAGTAATCCAGAGGCACCTGTGATTAATGTCTTCATAGCTTATCCTTGTTATCCCAGTAGAATTTCTCACAAAGGTACTGCGGTGGAGATGGATCAACAATCAATCGAGGTTGACCGTCGCCGCATGTATTTCCTCTAACAACGCCCTTCTGGTCAATTCTATACTTTTGGTGTATGAAGTCACGATTAAACGTATTGTACCTACCAAGATGTGTTCTTGTATTAGATTGATTTCCATCTTCTGACGAGTGGTTGACTATTGGGTAGCCGTTGATTGAAGGAAATTTACTCAAGCCTTTAATTTCACAAAGCCTGTATTCCATATCACCGTCTTCTTCACCGATTCCTAATAGTCGCTCATCGAACCAGCCTGCTGCATCAATTTCACGTCTATTAAGACATACAAAGCTCCACATCTCATTGATCTTAAACGACTGCCCTTGTGCTAGCTCAATTCCTTGGTTGACGTAGCTCCACACGTTCGGATCGTGTATCGTAACGTCATCATTTAAAACTAAAACATTGTCATTGCTCGAATTAATTAATATGTTATTCCAAAGTTTTGACAAAGATCTAAATTGTGTCCAGAACATGGGAAAAACATTGTTATAATTGCTTAAAAATTGACACATCTTTGACCTATAAGACTCGTCAAAATTCTTATTGTGGCTGCCGTTAATGCAGACAATGACTTCTACGTTTGGATTTGTAACCTTAATACTGTGAAGCAAGGGCATGAAGAACTTTTCAAATCTTGCTTCGTATGTTACGATACCGATTGAAAACATGTTACTTCCAATAGCTGTAAATGTCTCGGTCAATTTCGTATGAAGACCACTTTTTGATAGGTCGATTGGGTTGAATTTGTGCCCAATTCCACATTCTAGTTAGACCATCATGAAGATCTATTTCATGCTTAAAGTCAAGTAACTTCTCAGACTTTTCCCAAGTAGACCAGGCATGCTTTGCTTCGTGTCGTTCTTCAAGGTGGATGGGCTTTAATCTGGTGCCTGTAACATCTCGCAGTATGTCACACGCTTCATTAATGCTGTAGCTTTTTATACCGCCTAAGTTGATAATTTGAGACTTGCAAGAATCAAGCTGTGATGCTTTCCACAGTGGCATTAAAGAATCATCAACATAGCTAAAGGCTCGTGTCTGTTGACCATCACCATAAATTGTGGGGGATTGACTATTCATTATCTGCAACATCCAGATTCCTAAAACATTGCGATACTTGTCCCAAATATTTTGGTTCTCCCCATAAAAGTTATGAGGTCGGATGATTGTATAATCAAGACCGTGATGTTGGCATGCAACTTTTAGATCCATTTCAACACAGTATTTAGCAATGCCGTATGGATCTATGGGACATGGTGTCAAGTCTTCGCTAAATGGCGGTTCTGTTTGATTTCCATAAACAGCCATCGAGCTCGTAAAAACAAATCGTCTAACACCTGTTTGGACAGATGCATTGATTAGGTTCATCGATGCAATGACGTTTGTCTCATAGTTGAACTTTCTAATAAAAGGTGAGAGGCCCTCAGCAGCATAAGCTGCTAAGTGATAAACTGTATCGATCTTATGATCAGAAAATATCTTCTTAATAATGTCAACGTCATTGACTAAATCATTTTTATAAAAGATGACATCTTTAGGAACATTCTCAATGTACCCGCCTGATAGGTTGTCGATACCAATAACCCTATGGTTAGTATTTTTAAGGATCCAATCAGCTAGACGTGATCCCATGAGGCCTGCGACACCTGTGATTAATATCATTCTCTTCTCTCAGGTGTATTCTAAACAGCGAATGTAGTCCTGTTTATATGCTAGCGTATGTAGTCCCACTTGTCCTGTAAGATCTGTTTAAATGTGACATTATGCTGCTTCAAGTGATGTATCGATAGGCGATGAGAGCACAAATACATGCCATTTTTCACATAACTTTCAAACGAATCATACAAGTTTGAGAAATGAATCATAGTGTCATAATCACTAATGATTATTGGATCATTTAGATGATCATTATTCCATATGTGTCCATTCACAAACGCGGTCAAAACTTCATTTTTAACAACTTGAGTCTCATCTATCAATCTGGAATGAATCCTCAAGTCCGTTCTTGAAAAAATGACTGCGTCGTATGTATTGCCCGATCTGTCAGAATACTCTTTTAAGAGCTGGCCAACAGCCTTTCTAGAATAGAATTGTGAGACAATGTGCTTCGCAGGCTTGCTGTTCGCATCATTAAAATCAAATCGATAATTGTCACCAAAATCGATAGGTGGTTGAAATGTGCATGCTTTAGGCCGATACAAATCAATTATTTTTTTATCGGTATCGGATTCTACAAGCCAGCCTGGCATGTTAGGATAATTTACAGATCCGTACAACTTGCCTATCATGTCATTTGATAACCAGACATGAATAAAAGTGTCAACATCACAGCCATCAATAAAGTGCTTAATCCCAACGCTCCCTTCTTCAAAGAAGCGTGGTTGGCCAAAAAGACACAAAGCTACTTTCATTATGCCGCCTTCACCGCCCAAAACCCTTTTTTAGCACCTTGTGGGTGATTAATTGTGTGACTATTGAAATAAAAACGCCAAGATGGGAACTTAGATTGCCACCACGCTTCAGGTCTGACGTGCCATAAGTTTTCTATGTCATTGAAGTAATTTCCATGGCACTCAGAAAAACTTAGATATGAACCAGGCTTAGACATCTTATTAATCTTGGCGCAGATAGCTTCAACGTCAGCATCTTCAAGGTGGCTAAGCACGCATGATGCATTAAAGATCGCGGGCTCGTTAAGCTCGATCTGGTCTAGACCTTCACAAGCAAATCTATTGATCCATGTGATGTTTTCTACTCTAGGATAAATCTTGTTAGCAATTTCAATAGCTGCTTTAGAAGGCTCGATTGCATAAACATGATCTAGTTTATTTGACATCAGACTGGCACACCACCCTGTTCCAGACCCAATATCGACACCGATCTTTACTTCAGAATTATCAAGCATGAGACCTAACGTCATATCAGGGTTATATTGAACACGATTTTTAGTGTTTTCCAGGTGCATTGCCAGCTCTTTCTCAAACTTTCCTTCTTCGATGTACTCAGAATTGTGTGCATCGTAGCTTGATCGCTTTTTTGTCAAGAACTTTCTATAAACTCTCTTGTATGTAGAAACAACTGTCTTCATGCACGACTCAGTTGTGTAGTTCTTGTCATAGTGATTAACAGCTAGCACAGACAATCGCTGGTAAAGATCATCATCTATCATCAATCTCGTCATTGCATCTGCATATTCTAGTTCATTTGAACAAATGAAGCCTGCAGGTCCGACAGTTTCAATTTGTCCTAGTGCGGGTGCATAATGTGATATGACAGGCAATCCATGAAACAGCGCTTCAGAAATTACTGCACCAAAAGTTTCACCATCAGCACGATTATGACAAAATACATCAAGTGTATTCAAAAATTGACTAATGTCTTCTTCATTTCCTGAGTGTGGGATTTGCTTGAAATTAAGCAAGTTGATGCTTTTGGCAAATTCTGTGTAGTTTTTACTACCGCCCATGACGACAAAGTGTGTCTTGTCATTTTGTATTCTTTTATAGGCTTGCAAAGCAATTGATGTTGCAATTCCATCATCGACTCTTTGATGGAAGCCAAACACAAAATCATCTTCAGGAATTTCTAGCTCTTCTCTTAAGCTCTTAGAGGACTTATTAAGATTCTGGAAGATGGGAAGTATCACAGCTTTTCTAATTGGGCCGCCTGCGTTAACCCATGTCATTGCCTGGTACTTGCTAATATGAAAAACTGACTTGATGTTTATCTTATCTTCTGCCATGCCTGGCAGAGTAATTGCATCGACGATTGGTGTCCGATTAATTAAAGTAAATGGATATTCTGTATGTCCTGCGCGTGCTGTCTGTATGATGTCATAATCATCTTCATTAAAGATCTCAAAGAAATTACTATCGATCCACATGTGATGCGGGTGAGTCACATCTTTTGCACCAACATGAAACTTCTTTAGCTTGACGTTATGATCCTGCAAGAATTTAAGACGTTCTGGGTCTGTGTCGGGATGAACCCAGTTTGATCCGATGTATGGTGCTGAATCGCAGTAGAAAAATGTTACATCAAACTGGTCTTTTGGCAAATAGGCTGCTATTGACTGTAGGAGCTTTTCTGTACCTCCAGTTGCGAGTCCTCCAAATTTTACACACGCGACTTTAATCACCTTGAGCTCCTTGGATACCTACCTGTCATATTTTTAAACTCTTCACGTAGAGATTCTATGTGCCATATGTCAAGGGGTTCAAAAAACTCAGGGCCTTTATCTCTAAAAAATGATGTTATTCTGTCTCTACGCCAATCTTTTAGATTAGACACAAAATCTGGCTGCTTGATGTTCAGCAGCCACTCTTCAGGCACTTCATGTAAGTAGACGTCATCTCTTTCAAAAGTTATAGAGTATTTTTGATTTATGTTGAAGAAGTTGCCAGGTTCATTGATTAGCTCAGAGCACCTGTAATCTGCCTGCTTTATGTTAAAATTTTCCCAATCAACAAATTGATAATGAAGAACGGCACCCATTTCTGGATTCAGCGTGATTTCATTATTTGTTACAGGTGTCCTAGAAACATGCATGAACTCGTACTTGTAACTACAGATCCCATCATCTGCAAATATGAAATCCTTAAAATTATTGCTCCAAACAGATCTATCATGTCTAAAATGGTGGGGGCTTTTCCACAAGGCAAGCCATTGCATTCTCGCATTGAAACCCGGCTTTAGCATGGGCAAGACAAAACGACATGTAATGCCAAACTGGTATGTTAAAGCTTCATCAGCATCGAGGCATAAAAAATGCGTTCCGCCTGCTTTCCTTCCAAGATTCAGCAATGTCTGGCGTATGTGATGCTCAGACCATCCAAATTCTCTTAGTTGATCATTTTGATGAACTTTGCACCCAAAGCTCTCAGCAATCTCTCTAGACCTATCTGTCGATCCATCGTCAACACAGATTATTTCATCAACAACATCAACGATGCTCGATAAGCAAGTTGGCAAAAATCTTTCTTCATTCTTAAACGGGATTAGCGCAATAAACTTCACTTGTTCCTCACATAGTTGACTGCAGGCAGCTTCTTACCTAAGACATTTACATTCTTAATATCATATTTGCTCGCTGCTTCAACAAATCGATGATCAACTTTATCTAAAATTTCATATCTCAATTCTATTACAGTGCGCTCAGTTTCTTGTAAGCCATCACCTCTTGTTGATAGTCCTTTACCTTCATCAAGATAGTATCCTAAAATTGATTTTGAGTACCCGATTTTATTAGAATTGTAAGCTGCTCTGATTGCAAAGTCAAAATCTGCACCGCTTTTAAGCTGTTCATCAAAATAGCCGCATTTTTCTATTAGCGACTTTCTAAACATAAAGAAAGGGCCCAAAATCATGCTTCTGAGATATTCTGATCTTGGGTGGTGGCTGTGATCTACTAACTTGCCCCATCTCAGATCAAACTTGTTGGTTATGATAAAGCTACCATTGACAATGTCGATGGTTTGGTCATTGTCGAAAATTTGAGCTTGAGAAGCAATACTGTCAAATGTTCGCGTGTCATCGATATTCCAAATTGTCAGGTAATCACCATCAGCATTTCTTATGCACTCATTGACAGACATGCCATATGGTACCACCTTATCTTTGATCATATGCTTGATCTTTCCAGGATATTTCTTGTTAAACTGTTCTATCCAGGAAACTTCTTCTTCATCCGGCTCATTGTGATCAAGAACAACCTGTAATCTATCAAACGCGACTTGATTGGGTAGGTTGTTAAGAAACGGAAGCAAATAATCTTTCATTTTGTAACACGATGTGATCGTGCTTACCAGATTAGACATTTTGATACCTTCTAAGTAATGTCATGTACTCTTGTGCCTGCTTCTCTAAGTTGAAATTTTCAACTATGAAGGATCTTGGTGAAAAATTTTGATACTGTCTAGTGAATTCTTCGATGTCTTCGTTAGAAATGGCGTCCTTTATAAGGCCGCAGCTGTGATCAAAATAAGGGACGCTAGTAGCAGGAACATGTTTGTACCTACCTTCATTATTCCACGTGTTTTTGTTAAATACAAGGCAAGGAACATTCATTGATAAGATCTGCATGTAGGCAATTCCTTGAGACTCTGTGTTGGTCAGAATGACACAAAATTGTGCCACCTGGCATGCCTCAAACAGATCTTTCTCTTCATATGAGCCATACGTGAGTATGTTGTAGTTCCATCCTAGCGATTTCAACGATTCTTTAACAGCGTCAAGCTCATGCTGCTGTCTATTTTTGAAGTAAATTAGCGCCGTCTTATTAGAAACGGGATCCTTTCTATTCCAGATATCCGTAGCAATGCCCACGGGCCAAACATCGATTGACGCATGCTGCATGCTGTCAAATTCTAGATACTTGTTCTTGACCCACAGGCTTGGAACGACAAAATGATTGAACTTCTTTGTGTAGTCACCCCACTCTGAGGGTAGCACAAATAGGTTAGGTCCCATCAGAGTGTTGCCATCTATAGACTTAATGGCGGCTGTTGCCTGGAGGCACCCTTGGTAGACACCTTTGCGAGGCTCATCACATGCAGTAACATCTATGCCTTTCTTTTGCAGGCCTACAATAAGATTTTCTGCGACACGCCCTGGGCCTCTATGCAGCGAGGCGAGGTGTAGGTTAACTGTTTCTTTCATTCACGATCCACGATCTTTATGTTGACAGGATAATGTGCTGATTCATTGATGATCTTGAACGTGTGCCCAATATCGATCTTCTTACCGCTACTCCAAACTTCTAGTAACTTTGATGGATCTACTTCACCACATCGATTAGCATATTCATTTTGCACACGGTTGATTGGCATGTTGACAATGGATGAAAACACATGACACGCACAATGCTGTGATAAGCCTTGTGTCTTTGCATGCTGCATAAAATCTTCAAGCTGGTTTGGATTATTGAAGTTAATCTTTGAAGTCCATGTCATCACATCAGACTTTTTAAAGACGTGTCCATCAAGAGAAAGTGGATAACTCCAGTCACCTTGTGCATTCGTCCAATTCCAAACAAATGTCTGACTAATAATGCTTCCATCTGGGATGGGTTGGATTTTGTCTGTCGGGTAGCAAAAGTTAAGATGAAGACCCATTCTCATCGAATAAGTTAGCAATCCGGGATTGTTCTTCAATAGCTCAACTATGTTGCCAAGTGATATCGTATTTTTGAAGACAATATCATCAACTAAAAATGTACAAAAATCATTGGTGCTGGCAAAGAGAGCAGTTGCAACATCTCTTTTGAAATTTGTCTGCTTGATGAAGGTTATTCCTTCAAATTTCTTTTTTACCTCATCAAGAGCGGAGCTGTACTCATCATCATACGAGTAGATAACAGAAACTTGCGCAACTTGACCAGCATCAGTAAAAGAAAGCATCGACTCTAGTAGTGCGTAAAGCTGGAGAGGACGATTCTTAGAAAAAACTATAACATCAATCATCTTATGACACCCGTATAAGCATACAGCGACTTATAGAAGGTTGATAATGCCATGGCAATTTGTGGGTCATATGCAGGACTGTGCTCAAACCTATAGGTTACAAGCCTGTCAGGAAGGTTCTTCATCCTCGCAAACTTGATTGCTCTAATCCAAAGATGATAATCTTCGCAGAAAGGGAAGCAGTCCTCGTATGTTCCAATGAAGTCTAAGATAGACTTTCTAAAAACAACACTTGAATTGGCTATGCAATTTCTTCCATTTAAGAGATATGAAACAATTTGATCATGATCACTTGGATGAGTGATCTGTTCTGGTAAAATTGTGCCCTTCTTATCTGTTGTGACTATCTGTGTTCCTACAATATCAATATCATCATCAAAGGCTGCCACCTGCTTCTTAATTTTACCTGCATGCCAGATGTCATCAGCGTCTAGAAGCGCGATAAAAGGAAACCTAGCCATTGCGAATCCCTTATTTCTTGCAGGAACTTTGCCCTTTCTAGATTCGAAGATTAAAACTCTATCATCTTCTTCTTTTAAAGACACGGCAACATTCATTGTATCATCAGTGCATCCATTGACAACAATGATGACCTCACGTACTTCTTCTCCCTGCGACAGAGCACTTACAACTGCCTCACGAAGAGTCCCTGCCGCATTGTATGCAGGTATGACAACTGAGATTTCTATCATTCGATGCCTTCTATGTGCGGCGTCTTGCGGCTCCAGCTAATCTTATTGTGGAATATGTGGCCACCAAGCTCGGTCGAAAGCCTATGTGCCAAGGTCTTGATATCATCATCTGTTACATCTGACCAGGGCTTGTCGAAGAACATGTTGTTCTCTGCCGTGTCCTCCTGTCGTATGTCATAGAGGCTTTCCCAGTGCTTCTGCCAGTATCCTCGATAAGTCTTGATCTTACGCTCAATATTAAACCAGGAATAGTGCCTCACAGATGGCAAAGCATCAACAATATGCTTGAACCATGTCGAATATGCATGCTGTGCCTCTGGGTGACCTGATAGCGCTGTCATTCTTACCCTGTGTGCCTCTTCTGTGTAAAAACCTGCACTATGGATTGGCGTGCCCGATTTAGTGTGAATGAAATCGCAACCATCAGTTCCTTGCGAGGCAAACATGTCGCCGTTTTCATCGAAGCGCCTAAGATTTGCTGGTATGCCATGCGTGATGTGTGGCAAATTTCGACTAAGTCGCCACTTCCACGGGTTGATATCCATCCTTACCTTGGACTTCGATCCCCAATATTCAACAACAGGCAAGCAGATCAGATCTATTGACTTTGGGAATCCTTTGCATAGCTCACGAATTTTGTCATAATCGCGCTCTAGCACTATTTCATCAGCATCCATCTGCCAACAGAAATCTTTCGTGCAAAGCTTACGAGCTTCTGCCTTTTGAGCACCATCAAAAACAGCAAATCGCTTACTGTTCCAGTCTCTCGTAATCTGCTTGATGACTAGCTTACTATTGCTCTGTGCAAGATCCTCAAGCTTTTCCCATGTCCCATCAGTTGAACCTCCATCAACAACAACGACCTCATCACAAAATCCTAACATCGAATTGATAGTCTCTTCCCAAGGATAGCCTTGCGACACACAGTCTTTGGTTGTAGTGTATCCAGATAACGTGGGTTGATTCTGGATGATTTTATTTACCTGCCCCCAAAACACATCAGGCCGCCCCTTCAAGTAAGAACAGACATCATCTGGTGAACTCTGGAACCAATCTTCGTTTGAGTGCTGGACGTTATCGTTGGTCTGGAGCTGGCAGCCTAAAAGTTTTGCCTCAATGACCATCCGAGGACATGTGTCACCGCCTCGAGGTAGGTAGACGAAGCCCTCGGCAGATGAGAGTTTTTCAAGAAGCTGGTTATATGGAAGATCCCAGACAACTTCATGCTTCTTGTTATTTGCTAGACACCACTCTGTTGCGTCCTCTGCGCCCTTGATCCATGAATTAGAGCCTAGAACAATCCAGCCATCGCGAATCTTAGTTTTATCCACGCTGTCGACAAAATTAAAGAATTCTCTATTAAACACAGAAGAAAGGACGGTAGAAGCGTGATCTCCAAGGAACGGAAATCTAGAATAGTACCTGTCTCTCTGACCGCTTGACATCCAGAAAATATGATCAGCGGCATAGTAAAAAGCCGAAACAATCTTGCCGATTTGTGACTCATGACAGTCACACCTGTGTCCTGTCTCATTCTCGTGCTTCTCAATAGACCTATACAGACAGAACTTGTAGTCATATTCAAGAACGACATACTTCAGGTTTGCCACTATTGTGGGAATAAGATTGAAGTCTATCGAGACAAAATTTCCAAAGACCCACATGTCATCCTTGTGCTCCTCCATAAACTTTATGTCAAGCTCACGGGCACGCTTCTTAATAACAGGAAGTGGTGACGATTCGATCAACGCCTCTGTGGTTAGCTCAGCGCCTCCGGCGTAATCTTCAGAAAAGAGATCGGCAACAAAAATGCAGTTTTTATTCATACTGCTATAATGGCACTCTGGCGAAAAAAGAAAAGGCCCGGCAGGTAAACTGCCGGGCCAAAACCTCTAACTAGAGGATTATATTTCCTCGAGAACGAACTTGTAACGCTTGCCGTTGTAGTTGTTCGTGATGCTGAGGTAATCTCTCTCCTCGATGATGGTCCAGTCGCCGCGATCGTTTCGGAGGTGCAAGTCTCCGGTGTAGATGTTTGCCCAGCGACGCTCGGGTGAGCCAAGGTTGTAGGTGACATCAGAGTTAGGATGCAAACCAAGGAGGTTGTTGGTTGGTGATGCACCAACGAATGCTATCCTTGTCGTGTCTTTGAAGAAGTCAATAGACGTTCCACCTGTTATCTTAGCAATGCTGCCGCTAACCTCTACTGTCGTTGCTCCAGTTCCAGCAGCGATCGTAACATTCTGGGTTGCAGAACCCGAGATTGTTGTTGTTGAACCTAGCGCATTGATGTGAAGCTCTGTGGCACCATCTTTTATGAAGACAAATCCACCGTTACCGGTGTTTGCTATGACTGTGCTACCGCTCAGGGTAAGCGCGGTAGTTCCAGCACCTGCAGCAAGCGTAACATTCTGGTTTGCAGATCCTGTGATGAGAGTTGTGTTCGCATTCTTGAGGATGCTAAGGTGTGTTCCGCCGGCCTGCTGGAAGTTGACCACACCTGCTGTTTGTGAGCCTAGAACAACCTCTGAGCCCGTAAGCACAAGTTGTGTAGCCGTTCCGAACGACGGACCGGCATTGCCTGTGTATGCAGCAAGTATGAGGCTTGATCCTATGATTCCCTGGATAGATCCGACGTTTGAGCCATCTCTTTGGACTCTAAACCCAGCAGCACCTGCATTTGCAAGAATTGTCGATCCGCTGACTAGAAGTGACTTTCCTGCAACTGCACCAACCTTGAAGCCAGATGAGTTAGGTATATCAACAGCAGCTTCAGCATAAGCTAAATTAGCAAACTGGAAGAATGTCTTTCCATCGTTTGAGCCAAGCGTTACACCCGATCCTGTAAGCGACATTGCGAAAGCTGAGGTTGCGTTTCTTGCTGCAATGTTGAAGACAAGATTTGGGAGAGTTCCGTCAATCGATAGACGACCGCCCGGCTTATCATTTCCAAGAATCTGTATTGCGTTGTTTGTTGTGTGGCCGATGTTGATGTTTGTGCCTGAAATCCATAAATCACTTGTAACACCTTCGCCATTTTGACCTTGAATAATCGCTTCACCTGACCCAGCATAGTCACCGAATAGAATCTTATTGGTTCCACCTTGCGCGAAAGCTAACGAGTTGCCCGATGACTTGACGTTCAATATCGCTGATGATCCATCAGATGATGTAAGGTAGACGTTAGCTGTTGTTGCTGCCGATCCAACCGTTCCACCTAGCTGCAAGCTGCTGGCTCTGAGCGGGATGTAGTTCAGTGATGTTGTATTGGTTCTTGTACCCGCAGTGACATCTTGGCGACCGACTGCCCAGACGTCGCTTGAGTCCTTGACAAACACCATCGCATTGTCTGCCGTTGCAGAGCCTGATGCGAGAGCGAGACCTCCGTATGCGACTACGCCTGCAGCGCTTCCGCTTCCAATATAAAGAAGCGGATCTCTAACCAGGAGATTTGTTGTGCTGACTGTAGTTGTCGTACCATTAACAGTTAGGTCGCCCGATACAACAGCATTGCCTGTGATATTTGCGTTACCACGAACATTTAGCGTGTTGCTTGTTCCGCTCTGGCCAACATTTACTGTCGCTGCCGTGTCTCCGAGGTTTATCGAAGTTGGCGTTGTAGCAGTGATCGTTGATCCGTTGACTGTGAGGTTTCTCACTGTAGCTGTGGATGTTCCGTTACCAATGGTAATTGCATTGGACGTCACAGCAGTGAAGATGCTTTTTGCTTCATCCGCATCAGCAACAATGTTACCACCAAAGGTGACATCGCCTGTTAGGGTTGAAGTTCCAACAACCAGTGCCGTTCCACCAACAGTGAGGTTTCCACCTGCCTGCAGCGCGCCAGAACCGCTGATCTCACCGTTGCCGCCGATGTGAGCAATCTCACCTGCATCGCTAGTGAGGTTTAGAGAGCCAGATGTTACAATGGTTCCACCGAAAAGTGCAGCCTTCTGGCCGTCAGTCGATCCAGAGACGAAGAAGAAGACGTCTGTTCCCTTTGTGTTTGCTACAGCTTCGAGTCCGATGGCGATCGACGATGTGGTGAACGCAGCGACGTTGGTAGACTCAGTGAACGGTCCACCGCCGCCGCCGCCGCCGCCTGATCCTACAGCAGTCTCACCACCGCCTGCATTCTTGAAGTAGAGCGTGCCTGCTCTTGCGTAGAGGACTGCCTCGTTAGCGCCTGCTGTTGGAGCAGCAGCAACGTTGTTAAGAGCCAAGCTGCCTGTAACACCAACGTCTGTGCCAATCTTAAGCGGTGATCCTCCGTGTAGAGTACCGCTGAGAACAACGTCGCCACCGAAAACAGTGACGCCGCTTCCAGCACCTACGCCGCCGATGTTACCGCTAACGAATAGATCAACATCGACACCAGGAAGCTTGGGCCATGGCCTTGATCCTGGATTTGCAATTGTAACCGAACCTGTTACGCCAATTCTCCAGTTGCCTGCTGAGCTACCGGAGATGTTGTTAGTGACTAATGCCATAGAAGTTCCCTCATCTCAGGAACTAACTATCACCTTACGATTGGATCTTCATCATATTGTGGCACAGCTTCAAGAACAAACTTATATCTTTTTCCAGTCTTATTAAATCTAATGGTGAGGCAGTCTTCCTCTTCAATTAGAGTGTAGTCACCACGCTCGTTTCTCAGGTGCAAGTCGCCTGTATAGACGTTGGCAAATCTATAAGTTGAAGATCCAAGGTTGTAGACGCGGTCAGATGAAGGTATTATATCTGATGTCAATCTGCCATTAAGGACAAGATTATCTGTGCTAGTGGACCCAAGGTAGGCTGAGCCTGAGATGACAAGGTCTCCTCCGAAGACCGATGTGCCCCCAGAGCTTCCATTCTTTGATCCTGCTATACCACCAACAAAGAAGTTTGTATCTGTCGTCTTGTAAGGATTAATCGCTGTGCTTCCAGCGTACGCTGTCCTCATTACAGCGATCTTTGTATTTTCTTGTGATCCGTTAGGCAAAACCTCAAGGAAGTTAACAGTATTGTTGGTGGACGTCTTAACACTGTGGATTACGCCACCGCCAAGCGTCATGTTTCTAACTTCTAGACTTGCTGATGTTGCTGTTCCAATAAGCGATATTGCAGTTTGATAGCTTCCTGTAACAAGATGAATCGAGCCAGAGGTTGCGACATCTCCACCAAATAGAGATAGTCCGCTTGTTGCTCTTGACGGTGCGCTTCCTATCGATCCCGATACAAAGAAGGATATGTCGCTCCCTCTCGTCGATGCTGCGCCACCTAATCCAATAGCGATCGATGAAGTGGTGTATGCAGCAACATTGCTTGCCTCTGTAAATGGACCAGATGAACCACCGCCGCCGCCTGCAGATCCAGTTATCTCAATTCTACCGTTAGACCCAGTATTAATAGTGATATTTGGGCCAGCAAGAAGATAAGGAGAGCCATTTGCAAGAGTTGTTAAAGATCCTGATATGCCCAGTGTGGCAACAAGTGATCCTGTGATCTCAACTCGTCCCGTGCCAATTGTTGAGCCGCTATTGACACGAACAATATCACTTCTTTGCGCATCAGTGTCACCAGTTCCATCGCCAATTATGAACAACGATGTGTTATTATTTCTCTTGTTGTAATTTCCTACTACATTCTGACCTGATCCAGACGTAATGGTTCCAATGCCTGCGGCATGTGAGTATGAACCACTTGCAATTGTGAGATATCCTTCAGAATGTGAGGATCGCCCTAAAGTTTTGGTGAGTTCACCTTCAGCATGTGAGTAGTCACCCGACGCTATAGCATCCAGACCCTCGGCGTGCGAATACCATGCATTTGCTTCTGTGCTGTATCCTTCTGCGTGAGCGGCGCTTCCGGCAGCAATTGTATACTGTCCTTCGGCGTGTGCGAGAGAGTTTGACGCGAGCGTCATGCCACCCTCGGCATGTGAGTTATTACCAGAAGCAGTTGTCTGGTATCCTTCAGCGTGTGATGAGCCGCCAGATGCAGTAGTTTGAGATCCCTCAGAGTGCGAGTAGTTGCCCGATGCGGTGGTTACCTCACCTTGCGAATGCGAGTAGTTACCTGATGAGGTGTTCCTATCACCGTGTGTAATCGATCCTGTAAGCGTTAGTAAGTTAGCTGTCTTGTTATATGTGAATTCAGCATCGCCGCCAAACGATCCACCGTCATTATACTGTATTTGCGTGTTAGATCCAGCTGCTGCACCAGCACTGCCCGTGATCTGTATCGATCCGTTAGAGCTTGTAGCGATGGTGATGTTAGGACCAGCAAGAAGATATGGTGAACCATCAACAAGTCTTGTCAAAGATCCTGTAAGCCTAGGTGAGACTACAGATCCTGTTACAAACAGAGAACCTGCAGGTCCTGGAGTGACATATATGCTATTTGATGCAGAAAGTGTGGTATTCGTGCCGTTATTGCTTATGCTGATATAAGATGTGCCGTCTTTCTGCAATGCAACAGCGTTTGTAGAATTTAGTGCTACAGTTGAACCGCTAAGTGCAGCAAATCCTTGTGATCCAAAATTGACGTTGTATGTTTGGGCGCTAACAGTAACATCATTAACACCGTCGTATGTGTGATTAAGGTAGTCAGCTGTTCCCTTAGAAAATGTTGTTGTTCCAACATTGGAGCCAATCTTAACGCCCGACCCCGATATTACTAGATTAACAGACTGACCTGACGGGAATCGTGCTACGAGCTGGGGTTTAGTAGAATCACTATGATCAACTGCAAGACGTTCAGAACCGTAAGCACCAAACCACGTTAGACCATCAGATGAATCTAGGTGAACTGAAGAGCCTGAAAGATAAAGTGATGGATAGGCAGATTCTGTTGCAGTAATCTGCGCAGAGTATCCCCCATTCATCGTGAACTTCAAGTATTCTGTGCCGTTCTCATAGAATTTGACACCGTTGGTATCATTTCCTTTTAATTGGACGCCAGATCCACTGATTGTGACCGTGGTGGCATCAGATGATGTGATAACAGCAACAGATCCGCCTAATTGGACAGCAGAAGCTCGTATTGGGACGTGCGTCATGCTTGTTAGGCTAGTTGATGCACCGCCTGCAACATCTTGTCGTCCTACGCCCCAGACATCATTCGCCACGCGACCGAAAACAAGCGACTGATTTGCAACGCTAGACCCGGACGCAATGGCAATCCCACCGTCCTGGTTGGATGTCTTGCTACCTGATGCAAGATAGATTATGGGATCAGATATGACAAGATTCGACGATGTAACGATTGTCGATGATCCTGTGACTGTAAGATTTGCTACAACAAGAGTCTGCGTTGAAGCGATGTATCTTAGGCCCGAACTTCCGCTAAAAGATCCAGCGTTGTTGAATTGAACTTCTGTGTTTGCTCCTCCGGGTGACCCACCGCCGCCAGCAGCTGCAGTTAAAGTTCCTGAGATGTATACATCACCACCAAAAGTTACTCGATTGTTATCTCCTATTCCACCTGAAATGTATAACCACGTATCTGATCCGTCACCACTAAGAATTAGATCATTAGTGTTAACAGTGATACCATCATTGCCGGCAGCAGATTTGCCGATAATGTAAAGCTTCGGGTTAGTATCACTGCCTGAGGCTATGATTCTTTCGACCCTTACGCCGGATGCTTTAAAATCGGGTGGTCTTGATGCCATTATCTAGAACTCACTATTAGGTAGTCAAAAGTTGTTGTTTCAGGAATTGTAGATGCAATCGCGTAAAGCGGCTTTTCTTGCTCATAATAGGACAGTTCAACGGGAGTTTCGGGTGTTGCTATTAGAGCAATATTAGGGATGTTTTCATAGTCAGGTGTTGTAATAATGATCGGTCCTACACCTGATGAGTCAAGCGCTGCTCTTCCAAACTGAATATGAACAAATGTACTACCTTTCATTGTGACACCACCACGATTGATGCAGAGTCATTATTAGCAACACTAGCTGTAATTGTTACCTGCGTAGTGGTTATTGCACTCACATGAACGTTGAATGCGTCATTTAGAGATGTTGCAACGACAACAGGCACTGAGCTGTAAGTATTGACAAATGCGTATGTTACAGATGAGCTGCCGTTAAAATTAACAACGGCACTCTCTAGAACAAATGATTCATCTGACACATACGCATAGCGTGGGTCAGGTCGACTATAAGGGTAGACCTTAGCGTATCGTGCAAGATCTCGCTTTCTAAGAGTTACGCTTCCCATAACATCCTCTGATTTAATTAGGCTGTTACAGGACTACAACTCCTTACTTGCGAGAGTTGCGAGCTGCGACCTCTCACCCCTGTCCAACTTAATATGTCCAAACAGCTCTTTTCCTTTCAGCTTCTCAATTGCAATTGCTAGTCCATTTGACAGCTTATCAAGATAAGGGGTGTCGACCTGGTCTGTGTCACCCAGGAGAACTATCTTAGTCCCTGCTCCGCAACGCGTGATGATGGTCTTAATCTCATGAATGGTCAAATTTTGTGCTTCATCAACAATGATGTAGCAGTTATTAAAGCTTCTACCTCTAATATAGCTGACTGGTGAGATTTCAATACTTCCTCGTTGCCGCATCATCTCGAAATAAGAAGGATCGTGAAATGCGCTACGGAAGTTATCAACAATAGGCATAAGCCATGGTGCCATCTTCTCCTCGAGTGTGCCAGGTAAGAAGCCTAAGTCGCGACCAACAGGCTCAATGGATCGAGTGATGACGATCCTATCATAGAGCTTTGTGTTGAGACCTGACATCCCAGCAACAAGTGCAAGGAAAGTCTTGCCAGATCCAGCAAGACCTGTTAAGCTGACAAGTGGTATGTCCTTGTTGGTAAGGAGGTGAAGTGCGGCTGTCTGCTCCTTGCTCCGAGGCTTAATGCCCATCGATGATTCAAGGAAGATCTTAGGCTTCTTGATGCTTCCCTTCGAATACATTCCAAGGATCGACTTCTGTGGATCAATGTCAGACTGTCCTACAACTAGCTGGTTCTCTAGAAGTCCCTCTGTTTCAATCAGAGACACCTCACCATCCTGGTAGAACAAATCTACATCTCGGTTCGCCACAGTGATCTGGGCCTGGCCAGAGTAGCTCGGTGAGCCTTCTCTAAATGATTGTGGGATGTCGCTGTAATAATCCTCGGCCCTCATACCTAGAGCATCGCACTTAACACGAAGGTTGATGTCCTTGGTGATGACGCGGACCTCACGATCTGGATTTCTCTCCTTTAGAGTTAAGGCAACTGCTATGATGTTGTTGTCACCCTTCTCAATCGGAAACTCAGAAGGCGCGTCATTCTGCGATACATTGACCTGGACCACACGGATTGTTACATCTTTATCAGGAACTGCAACACCATCATGAAGGCTGCCTAGCTTCCTAAGAGAATCCAAGAAGCGATTGACCTCGCGAGCAGATGATCCTATCTGCTCCTTCCGCTCCTTAAATCGATCTAGCTCTTCTAGGACAATTAGAGGAATGATGACATCATTGCCTCGAAAAACCGTGAGAGAGTTAGGGTCGTAGAGCATGACCGAGGTGTCGATGACAAGAAGCTTTCGATTTGACAAAATTAGACTCCTGGACAAATATTACCCGTTTCTAAAATTAAGAAAATAGTTGATCACAGTTTGGTGATTGAAATAACAGTGTCTTCTCTGTCACCAACTGTATCTTTTTCAACGGCATTTGCAGCGAGAACTATGTCATCATCATTGTTAGATGTTTTTATTATTCTAACATCAATTGCGGTTGCTGCTGGGAGGTAACCTATCCAGCTAAGTTCAGATGAATCATACCCAACAACAGCGCCACCTATGCTAAATACTGATTTTGATCCAGATACTGATTTTTTAACAATTCCTGCAATGTAAAGTTTTCCTGTGTAAGACGCTGTAAATGCTCCTGACGCGCTAGCTCTTACACCAAAAACAACATCAATTCTGTATCTGCCCGCTTTACCTGTTTGAATTGTAAATGTAGATCCTGAACCCGATGTTCCAGATTTAGTAATTAGATTTCCTTCATTGGTCTCGATGTCGTTAAAATAAAGCTTTTTCTCAACATTATACGTAAGTGTTTGATCAGATGCTAAAGCGTCTACATATTTGTCTGTTCCTACTCCTTGAAGTCCTGTCGGTCCTGTCGATCCTGCAATTCCTCTAATTGCTTTGGAAATTTTATACGTCTTAGTGACGGTTACGCTAGGAGAAACACCCGAATAAACTGCTCTGACTGTGAATGTCTCTCTGCTTGATGACCATGATCCTGACGATGTCTCAGCAAGCGAATAAGCGCCTGTAGAGCTATTGATTGTCAGCCTTAGGTCGCTCAGAGTTTGTGTTGTTCCTGTTCCAGATGTTCCTGCATAGTAGACTACGCTGGAAGACACTGTAGATTCCCCTCTTTGAACCACAAGACTTCCTGTGGCTGCAGCAAAAGATGAAACGACTCCATCGGCATCTGCTGCAACAATATCTGATTCATTAGTCAAATAGCCTGTAATGGCATCAGCACCATCGGCACCGTCAAATGAGGGATTAATTGTTACTTCGTCATAAACGCCAGTATCATATGTTGCTCTAACTTTGACAGCATAGTATGTCGATCTTGCTGTGATGAACTTAGCAATTGTCATCTTTGCAATTGTTAGATCATTTCCTGCAATAACTTGAAGATAAGTTCCATCAACGGCGGCAGATGATGTTTGAATTGCAGAAGACACTGTCCCGTCAGAATCAACTCCGTAGACTGTCCAAGTTACATCATCATTTGCAGATTTAGCACCCTTAACCGAGCTAATCTTGGTTGTAAATTGTATAAAATCTGCTGCATTTTTGGCAGTTTCGTCAGATTTAAGATTGAACGTAAATGCTGTGGGTGTGAGAACTACAGACTCGCCCGTCTTATTTTTTGTAATCTTGTAGACTTTGTCAACACTTACGCCGCCATAGGTGGCTCTTAGCGTGAAATTCTCACCTCTTGCAGATGTCCAACCAGAAACTCCTCCGGATGGAACCTTGAGAGTGTAGGCACCCGTTGTTGTGTTTATCTCCATTCTCAAGCCATTTTTATCAACATAGACGACACCCGTTGAAGATCCCGTCGTTCCTCCCTGTGAGGGCAATGAGAATGTTGCTGAGGTGGTTTTATCTGTTATGCCATCAAAGACCTTGAATGTGCCGCCCGCATTTGAGATTGTTGTCCCAGAAAGCTCATCCTTGTTTATTCTATCACCAAATGTGTAGGCTGCAACAGTGTGAACCTCGTTCGTAAGATAACCAGTTATGGCACTAGCACCATCGGCACCGTTTGCACCGTCTGCGCCATTTGAGCCATTTGAAACAGGATTTACAGTAATCTCATCTTCTGTTCCGTCAAATGACGCTTCAACCTTTAGTGATGCATAATCATCTCCAGCCGGGAGTGCTATTCCGACAAGAAATTGTGATGCCGTCATATTAGCGTTTAATTTGTCTGTATTAGAAGTCGTGGGAACCGTTAATACTGTCCCTGACGCGCCAACAGTTCCTTCTGCTGTTATATCAGTTTCGACACCTGTAGATGAAACACCGTAAACCTTCCAAGTAACATCTCCACCGCCAGATCCTGCGTGACCTTGCTTTTTTGCTGTGAAGTAGATCTTATTCGATCCATTAAACGCAGTGCCGTCAGGCTTGATTCTAAATGTTTGACCCGACGCTTTCAACTTTATGATTGTTGCGCCTTTAGATTTTGTGATCTTATAAGACTTAGTGATATTTGTGCCGCTGTATGTTCCTCTAATGTCAAATGATTCTGTGTCACTTGTCCATGCATTTGTGCTTGTTTCAGAAACATCATAGGCACCTGTCGATTTATTGACCCTAACCTTAAGACCGTTAGATGAATCTGAACCGCCGCTTATCTTCCATGAATATGTTGAATCATTAGAAGTTTCATCTACCATCGAATAATTTACGCTGGAGCTTAAAACCGTCGTTCCATTAATTAAGACTATTGATCCACCCGCCGTAGAAAGTGGAGAAGTTCCGATAAGTTTTGCAGGAGATGCAGCTGTTGAAGCAACTGTGTGTGTCTCATTAGAGAGATATCCTGTTAGAGCATTTCCAGCTGCGCCCGTTGCACCTGTAGCGCCTTGTGGTCCTGTCTCACCTTTAAAGATTACTCCTGAGTCCCAATTTGTGCTTCCGCGTGTGTAAAGCTTGAAATTTGTCTTATCGATAAAAATATCGCCTAGCTTACCGCTACCTGACGTGGGCGGACCGTCGCCATAAGTTAGAGATGGATAACCATTACCTTCGAGTATCTCACCTAAAATAACTGAGTATGCACCTTCAGAACCATTATAGGTGTAGATCTTTCCTGTCTCAAATACCTTTCTTCTGACAGCCACATCAAGCTCCAGTCTTCTACAGTTACTTATCCACTAGTAAATGTGTCATCAAGTCAATAGTATTTCATATCGAGGTTTTAACATGAAGTGCTTTGATCTTCACGATAAAGAGAAAGTTGAGTGCCAGAATAAGGGCTGCAGGATGTGGATTAACTGCAAGCAGACGCAAAATTGCACGCTTATTGCTTCGAAGAACGGTCCACTGTCACTGCAGGAAATTGGTGACATATTGGGTGTGACAAGAATGAGAATATGTCAGATAGAGAAAAAAGTAATTAGCAAGATCTCAAACATAGTCATGAAATAGAAACTAAGAAGGCCACCTTGCGGTGGCCTTCAAAGTATCTGTCAGCTAAAAATCAAGCCGCAGATTCGTCCTTCTCAGTCTCCATCGAGAGCTTGACAAGATTTGCTGCTGCCTGCTTAACAAGCCGAAGGCCTCGACGTGCGCGGACTCCCGCCGACTTATTACCGCTTGCATTCTTCTTAACATCAACCTCAATGCTCTCAACAAGAGTACGAAGCTCTGACCAACTATCTACTAGACTCATCTAAACCTCCAATTGTGTTTTTTCGGCTTCCTCAAGGGGATCGCCAAGATATTTTTTAGCTACTGCCGTTAACTCGACCAGCGCATCTCTATTTTCAAGCCCAAGTGATAGCAAGTAAACTACCTGCAATCGCTGTGTTTCATTTATTCCAAAATTGTCTATCTCTCTAACAATGTCACGGCAAGCTTGAAGCTGCTTTGCAACTTGCGCGACTTTTGAATTGTTGTAATCCACTAAGCCTCCAGCGTATTGCTCATGATTTCAGATCTTACCTTGAAATTACCATCTCTCTTTATGGTTAAGATCTTAAGATTGGTGTGAATTCCCTGCTCATCGCGCCTGATTGTAACATCAGTATCTTGGCTTGAGTTCTCAACAATAAACTCAACTTGTTCCCACGTGGCAAGATCAACATTTTGAGTCTTTAGATAAGCTGCTAGACGTTCTGGAAGACAGACTTCAACATCTTCAATGGTTCTAATTGAGCTGCTTGCCTCATTGCCATGAAGAATCTCTGACTTGCAGTAGTCAACAACTTTGTGTAGGACACCGCAATTGTTGCATTGGACCACTTTATCCTTAAACTGGTCATCATCAACAACACTAAAAACAACAAATTTGTGAAACATGGGTGGATTGGTATTCCGATATTGCGGGAGCACACAATGACACTGTACCAGGTGTTTCACACCTTCAACAGACATTTTTACTTCGTTGCCTCATTGATGGACTGCTCAATCTGGCTTGATGCAGAGATGAAACCCTGCTCAAATGATGCCTCAACTATCCTAACAATGGCTCTAATGTCATTATCAGAGACCTTGTAGAGATTTTTCTGGTTGCCTTCGACGACGTTGCTCACAACACGATCACGTATGTGATCAATTGCGAGCTTAAAGTCTGTCCTTAGCTTTGACGATTTTGACATTTTTTTCCTTGCTTCCTCAAGATTAAATTGACTCGATTGCAGCGCCAGTGCTTCTGATTGTTTTTCTAATCGAAAGAAAGATCTCAATCGACCTAGTAATAGTTTCAGCAGGGGCCACATCTGTCTCACCAAATAATAGACACACTTTGTCTTTAGAAAAGGAATCTAGATCTTTTTTATCAATTAAACCAAAATTCATAATTCTAGGAAGTGATCTAAAGAACCTGTCAAGCTTTTCAATGATATTAGGATCTGCCTTAAGATCTTCTATGCCAATATCGACTTGGATCGCAGATCCACAAAGACTTTGAATTCGTGGTTCAAGGATCGTACTAAGATCTCGGTTTTGGTCGATTCTTTGCCTTAGACCCAGGACATGTTTTGAAACACTTTGTGTATGCTTCTTGTCTTCAATGATCATTTTTTGACCAAATATGCTGATTCTATCGACAACAGAGGTGTGTCTAAGGCATCCTTGTGCGACTGTTTCGCCTAGTTTTGCTGATATTGGGTGGTTCTGTATAATCTCACCTAGATCTACTAGAGTGTTGATATGGTATTCGTCAACAGGGATCTTAACTAAGACAACATCTAGGTTACCCATCTCATAGTTCTTAGCAAGAGTCTCGCAAACATCAGGCAAAGCATCAAGACACGCTATGACAGCAGGCTGCTTGGATTTAGATAGTTCTTCAAGAAATCTATGGATCTCACTAATCTGCTCTATAACGCCGTCTATCAATATAAGCCTGCAATTTTTCTTGGTCCACATACCTTTTGAATTGAACCTTCTATTAATGTTCAGACCATCAAATATGTAACCATTCTTTCTTGTGATTTGAGTACTGCTTATAGCAGACTTTTTAACAAGAACTCTGTCACCAGCATACAAATTTTGGAATACATTTTTTACGATATTAGAAAATCTAGTGTCAATCGGCAAAATGTCCAAAAGATTAGACTTTCTAGTGGGAATAGAGCTTGACTTGATCTTTAAGAGAATATCTTGCCACTCATCATCAGAAATGGCACCAATCTCCATATTTTTCATGTCATTCATCAAGTGAGTCGACACAATCTTTAAAAGTATCTCACCCGCACCTGCTGATCTTTTTTCTGCCTCAATGGCAGCAGCTTCAAACAGCGGCATGATGATGCCATCATTTTTTGATCCGTTGCGTAAGACAAGGGTCTGTACAGGGTCTCGGTGATAGCCAAGACCCGTGTACACATTACCTGAATTGACAATTTTATCAATATCAGCACAAGCAGCTCTTGCTCTAGAGATTACCTTTCTATCATCAAGAAGTCTGCTGTGCATGTATTGATTATATCAGGAATCTCTCCAAAGATTATTGGCAGCAAATGTGATAATCTCTTCTGCTGAATCTGGTGTGTAACCATAGTCATTAACTAGAGTGTTGACCATCTCAGAGTACTTCTTCTGCTGCTCATTATCTCGGCTCTTAGACTTAGTGACGATTCTTGCAAGATCCTTCACAGTGGCAATCAGATAGCTCTCGATCGCCTCCTTGAGCGGCTCATATGCCTTATAGTCAACCTTCTGTCCTCGACGAACCTTAGCGAACATGTAAGCTGTAACATCTGCACGGAATCCATCCTTCGACGATCCTGAGATACCAATTTGTTCCTCGATTGCACGCATGAACTTCTCATCTGGATCACGTTCCTCATTGGTGACACGATCCTTCAGCTTCTGCTTTGTGGTAAAAGACTCAGCATTGTCGAGGTAGTTATCAAAGAGGCTCTGGGCTTGCTCCTCGTAGGCGGTGACGAAGGCCTTGGCGATCTCACCCTCAAGGATCTTTAGGTACTCCTCACGGATGGTCTTCTGGAGGATCTCTAGGTAGGCTTTCTTCTTCTCTTCGTCAACGACCTGCTCCTTCACCTGCTTAATGAGAGCATCAATAACTCGCATTGGAGTGATAAAGCCCTTATCAGAATCAGTAAGCGCTGAGTCGATTGCCTTAGTGATGAATCGAGTAGAGATTCCTTCCATTCCTTCATGTCGAACCTCCTCGCGAAGATCCTTGATGTCAACCTTCTTGGTGCGTCCCTTCTCAACAACCTCTTGACCATCATAGATCTTCATCTTGGTAAGAGGGTCACACTTCTGGGATGGCTTGAGTCGGCTCATGACTGAGAACATAGCCGCAACTTTGATCGTGTGGGGAGCAAGGTGGAAACGGAAGTCAGACTTACGAATCATCTTCTCGTAGATCTTCATCTCCTGAGAGAGCTCGAGGACGTATGGGACCTCGATCTTCACGACACGGTCAAGGATGGCCTCGTTGGTGTGCTCAGACTTGAAGCGGTTCCACTCAGACTCGTTACAGTGAGAGATGATGACACCATCGAAGTAGAGCATTCCGTTCTTTCCTGGTGTTGGAACGTTCTTCTCCTGAGTTGCAGTGATGATTGTATGGAGGAACTCGATCTCGTTCTTAAAGATCTCAACAAACTCAACAGTGCCGCGGTTGCCCACGTTGAATGCTCCATCAAGATTAAGGACACGAGGATCAGACTCACTGTACTTGTCAAGCTTAGAGATGTCTTCAGAACCAATAAGTGCCGAGACATCCTGAGAGTTGGCATCCATGGGAGGAACCACAGCAATGCCACGACGCCCGCGCTGAGAGAAACCGCTACGAACAATTGGAAACTTCTCATACTCGCCATTAAATTCATTCAAGAGACGATACCTGCAGACTGGGCAGAGATCACCCTCGATATGAACATTAAGCATCTTAGAGAAATCATCCCTGAGAGATCGTGGCAAGAGATGCAATGGCTCTTCACGTACAGGGCATCCATCAAGATGGTAGATTGGATCTGCTGCTTTTTCTAGAGCCTTCTTAAGACCATCTGCAAGAGCTGATTTACCAGAACCAACAGGACCCATAAGAAGCAGAACCTGGCGGCTTTCTTCACCCTTCAGTGAAGCTGCTCTGAGGAATCTCATAATCTTGGCAATTACTCTCTCATGACCATAAAAGTCATCTTTAAAGTAATCATAGATCTTCAGCTTATCGCCATCAAATAGCTTCCGGCAACGTGGGTCAGAATCTGACATAGAATTGATTCCATAAGATGCTACAGAATCATATAACCTATTTGCTGCAAGCTTAGGAATTGTTGGATCTGCCTTGACAAGATCCAAATATTCGATGAGAGTTCCTCGCCAGGACTCCTTCTGTCCCTCTTCACGCTGCTTCTTAATTAGTTCAAGAAAATCCATGGTTTGGCTCCCCTTATTAGATTTCAAAATCTTCATCCTCGATCTTTGTAAGTAATTTAACAGGACCACCCCAGATGTCTTTGATATTTCTTACACAATTCTCTGCGTAATCAAGCTCAAGGTCACGTCCGTCATGTTCATGTCTTAATATTAAAGTATCCTTCTTGACCTCATCGACGTATATGGTAGGAATACCATTCCCAGCAACATTTGACAGCAATGTTGCACGTATTTCCTTCCAGCCGTCTTCATCTGATAGATCGTCGATGGTCCAATCACCATTTCTTGACTTCATAGAATAAGTGAACAGATTTAGTCTTTCACAGATCTCTCGATCAAGATACTGCATGATAAATGACTCATCGTTGTGAACTTCTCTTGCTAGAAAACATTCCTCAATGCCCCGTTCTTCCTCGATCTTCTTGAAGAGCTCAAACCCCAGATGATAGGGATTTATGGCTCCTCCCCAAGGCCTTAAAACCAGGTTGTGAATCCTAATGAATGGAATGTGCATATCATCAGGTAAGTTAAGCTTTTGCAAGATCCTGTAGTGCCAGAAGCTTGCCCATCCCTCGTTCATAATCTTCGTTCTAATCTGTGGCATGAAATAGAGCGACTCATATCTAATAATCTCTAATACATCTTTCTGCCAAGGGGCTAGTGCTTTACAATTCTCTAATAGAAATAGAAGAATATCATACTCTGGTTCTATTGGAAACTTAACTGATTCAAGATCTTTCTTTTTATTTGTATTCTGATCAGACTGTATGAAAGAATCTACTAGTTCCCGTTCAGATCTTCTAAATCTCCCTCGACGATCAATCTGGTATTGAATGCTGTGGCAGGCATCAATAAGCTTCTCAACCTTTTCGATTCCAATGGAAGGATCCTCAATATATTTCTGGATCCTAGATCTAGCGCTTCTAAACTTTGCAGTTATCATATCAGCATCTGTGTCTTTAAACGTTCTATTCATCTTAAAGAAATCAGAATGACCGACGCAGTGAGCCATAATCAGGACCTGTAGGTAGAGTGGATTCTCCACCATCAGGTAAGCTATAGAAGGATTTGAGTTGATGATTAGCTCATATGGTAATCCTTCTTGTCCCGCATTATACATGAAGTGGGTCCGTTCAAAAGACTTGCCATAAGACCAGTGAGAGAAGTGGCTCGGCATACCGTGATATGCCATGTTACCGATCATCTCAAAGTAATCGCATGTCTCGTACGCGATCTCGTACCAATCCAACCCCTCCTGCTTTGCGATAGCACAGATCTTCTTGTCCCACTCATATAGATCTTCCATTGACCATTCAGACATCTGGAAGCCCTCCAAAAAGCTTCTTAAACACAGGCCAGATGTCCTGTGCTGACTTTAAAATATTCATCTTAAATCTGTCGTCCTTGACTCTGACAAGATGACCCCACAAGGTCTTCTCAACATCCTCATTCCAGCTACTGTCCTTGCCTCCCAACAAGATCTCGAAATATCCCGTCATCTGGCAGATCTCAGATAGCTCTCTGAATGCCTTGACAGCACGATCGTTATCCTCACCCCAGTTATCACCGTCTGTGCAGTGAAATGCGTAGATATTCCAGCTGCTAGGATGGAATCTTTCTCTTGCGATCTCAAGTGCGAGCTTGGGTGCAGTGCTCACATATGTTCCACCCGACTCGACCCGCTTGAAGAAGGCATCCTCGTCAACCTCAGATGCCTCTGTCGTGTGCGATATAAATACGATCTCAACATTTTCATATTTGTAGCGCAAGAACTGGTAGAGGATGAAAAAGAAGGACCTGGCAACGTATTTTATATCACGGGTCATGGAGCCCGAGACATCCATCATGAAGAAAACTACGGCATTTGTCGCCTCTTTTGGCTTATCCTTGATGAAATGGTATCTTAGATCGTTGTCATGGAATGGGAATATCTCTTCGCCAGTTTCCGAATCAACTTCAAGTGTTCCTGTCTTCTTTGCCGCCGTCTTGCGCTTAATCCTCTCAATTGCAGATAACTTCTTGTCAAGTCTTGGGCGTATACCGCTAGTCCGTGTCCCATGTCGCTTAGGCTTGGAGCTAAGCATGTTCTTGAATTTCTTCTTATCAAGATCAGGCAGATTAAGTGACTCAAAAAGGTACTCGGCAAGCTCCTCAAGTGAGATCTCGACCTCGTACGTCTCCTCACCTTTATCCTTGCCAGCCTTTGAGCCACCTGCAGCCTTTTCTTTTTGCTGCCCTTTCTTTACGACCTGGCCTTGCTCTAGGTCGTGGCCAGGAGCTGATCCTGCCTTTTTCTGATTTTGGTTATCACCGTAGACAAATTGCCACTCTTTAATACCACGCACAGGAATCTTGACACGCTTCTTGCCGTCTTGGCCGATGATCGATTCCTCGGCGATAATATCGGTTATGCCCTCACGAATGGCCTTCTCAATCTTCTTCTTGTGACGAGACCGATCGGATGCTGACCGATCTGCTGATGTCTTGTGCTCTCTGAAGATTGACAAATTTATCTCCTGCTCTCGTTAATAATACTAGGCACTCGAAGTTCGTTTCTTGAATACTTATAGCATGAGACTAGAAATATGAAAAAGGTCATAGCTGAAAAAACATGCGGGCACGATGAAGAAGCAATTTCAACGATTTGCCAATTTTGTGTTTTTGCCGAGGAATTTCTTCACCTGCAGGACCAGGAATACACGGTCATATTAACAGGTGATAAAGAAAAACACGGCATCAAGACGACAGCATTCTTCAATCCGTCAAACAACCATGTTGTGATCTATACAAACGGTCGTCACCCACACGACGTGTGCCGCTCAATCGCGCATGAGATGACACACATGCAACAGGGAAAGCATGACTTTTATGGAAGGACTCAGATCAAAGACGTCGGCGGATTCTTCGAGGATCAGGCAAATGCCGTCGCAGGCCAGATTGTTAAGCTATTCATAGCTTATTAGACCAGTTTTTCTATGTAGCCCTCATCTTTATAGTCTGACCACATCACAAATTTGTCATCTTTGACTGACTTTTGACGAAAAAATTTGAAGCTTAGCCAGTCTGGCCTAACGTTATTAGGCTTCAACAGTTCAGGGATCTTACTTTCTGAGTCATCATAAAAATCTGATTTTAATAGCTCATCATGATTGTATACGTCGCAAAAGATATCCATTGACTTGGATGAGCCTATCGCAAATATGTCACAGATGTAGGACTTTTTCTGATCGAAAAAGAAGTTGCCATTAAAAATTCTGTGATCGCTCTCACCTCTTACTAAAATCAGATTTTCATCACATAAAAGTTTGTCAATGCTAGACTTTTCTATTTCTTGATGAAACAGGCAGTCCATTCTAGATCTAATAACCAAGTCATATTTGAAAGAATTTTTGGTCTCAAATGACTTCTTTAGTTCATTACAAGCTAAAATACTATAAAACATGGATGATTGATTTTCTTTAGAAGCACTTTTAAGATAAGGCGATACATCTTTGTGACTCTCATATAAAGATGAGACAATTTTATCACCAAAGAAATTATCAACATTATCAAGACATCTTAGTGATGTGTTGGAGACTCCAGGAGAATCGTGCCATGTGTGAACAAAAATGTCTGATTGATATGGTTCAACAAGAAATTCTTGAATTGATTGCCAAGTCTTTTCTAAAGAACGTGTCTGACCCGATAAGCAAACGGCAACTTTCATAAGAAAAATTATGCTATAAGATGAAGAAGTTAAACATCACCACCACTGTCACCTAAGCGCAAGAAAGAAGCGTCACCTAGTCTTGCTCGCATCTTCTGCAAGAGACGCTGGCCAATTTTTCGCTTCTCAGGATCGGCGCTTGCAGCTAGATGCTGTGCCATCCATTGGGCAGACGGCTTCCGGTAAAGGTCCTCGGGATCAGAATAACGTGACTTTCTCGCAAGCTGGTCACTCTCAGGATAATCACCTGACCCGAATATGTCAGTGCCTAGCATGCTTTCGACATCATAGCCTAGATCGTGCATCATCGATATGTCTCGCATCTCATCATCAAACTGCGGTGTTGACGCGATCGGAGGAAGAGGAGGCAGCGGCGCCTTCTTCTTTGCCTCGTTTAGAGCACGATTGACCTCATTTCTAATCAATAGGCGCAATGCTTGGTGTGTCTTCATGATCAACCTTTTTCTGTTCCATCGCCGCCATTGACGATAAGTCGAGCCCACGAGCCGTCTTCTTTGACCTTCTTGGGTGCTGAATAACCACGACCAGAAAGAATCGCATCAGCCATCTTTAGAAGCGCGGCCCGGTTGACCAGGACCGCGTGCTCCTTGATATCGGACATAAAAGGAATCGGGCTCTCGATGACAACGTCAACGGTAAGGATAGGCGCACCATCAGCGGCGGCGGGATTAAATCCACCTGGGGGTATGGTCATTGACTTGATATTAAGGAATGACTTTGTCCACTTAGACGACATGACCTCGATGTTCTTGGACACATTTGTCTTGCCCGTCTTGATGTTATTGACCCTTATCTGGTCGGTACCAGAGACAGATAACGTGTAATCGCTAAGGCTGGCAACGTCAGCCTCATTAAGATTCTCACGGATCAAGTCTCTTAGAAGACGCCCTACGCCCCTCACCGCCTTCTCCTCTGTCGACCCTCACCGAGGGGAGCGACGCCGTCCATGGCGGCAAGGATCACATCAGATCCCTCAAATCCCTGTGACGCGGCATCCCGAAGGGCCTCGGTGGGTGTCGCACCCTTGCCCACGACTGCGCCTACCGTAAAGGTGTAGCCGTCGGCATCTGTTGAGATGCGGTAACGTGGGCCCTGCATGTAATAACCGGTGGCAGGATCCATATCGCCTATGACTGCGCTGACGACCGAATCATAACCACGCTTGAAGGAGCCCATGGCGTCTGAGTCCAACCTTGAAAGCGCATCAAGAAGCTGCTTGCCCTGCGTCTTGCCGACAAATAGATTGACTGCTGAGTGGACGCCACCCGAGGCGACATGCCGGGGACCCCGCTCGCGGGGCTCATCATACCCGCGACCACCACGGAAGCGGGCCTCCGAGTCCGACATCCGGCTGGAACCATAACGAGGAAATCCACCTGGATCGTAGCTGCCACGGCCCCAGCGGCCCTCAACCAGGCCCGCACGACCCAGCTCTTCCTTGATGATCTGCCTCAACCTTTGACGTGTAACACTCATGATGAATCCTCTCTAGAATTTACATATGGCGATCGGCAGGAAAGGTCAAAAGTCGAAAAATTTTCCCGGGAAGTTTTTCAAGGAAACGACCCGGGAGAAAAAATTTGGTGCGCAGATTTTCATTCTTCCGCATCAGGCTGGTTTAATACATCAAATAATTCGACAGCTTGAGCAATGCCATCGGGACCAGAATTTATAAGTCTAGCGAAACTTGACTTATAATCGGGATCAATATCGTCTGTTGACAAACTTGTAAGTTTGGAAATTAATTGATGAATTCTAGTCAAATATTCTATATCACTGTCTGGAATAGCATCCAAGCGCGATTTGAATGCTGCGATTCCGTCAACAATCGCACCGACACGTTGCCCTTTAACATAGGAAGTCTCATAACCGGTTTCCTTGCTAATTTCTCTAAGAGCATTATTGATCTTGTCCAAACTGCTGCGCAAACCTCCGGAGACTAAAGGCGATTCAAATCCATCATAAAAATTGATTAAATGAGAATCATAGTCTGGTCCGAATAATTCTTTAAGCTTAAAAAATGCTTTCTCAATGTCTGCACGACTCAAATAAGCAGGATCATTGAAACCTTTTCGAACTTGTTGTGAAATAAATGCTAGATCTTTTTGAGCGTCAGGAGCGATTCTATCACGATTCGGCCCATTCAGAAAAATTTCAACAAGTCGATGAAAAGATCTAATCTCGTGACTTTGTTTTGGATGAAATGGAGAAAGTGAAAATGCCATAGCAAAAGCTGCATTTCGACCTGCGAGAGGGTTTTGTACTGCCTCACGCTCAAGCTCCTCACGGATGATCTGGCGAAGTTGTTTGCTTGTGATCTTCATGTAATCTCCAATACGATGACTAAATATTCAATGTCTACCAGCCTAAAGTTGGTTCATGGCGTCCGCGATTCGCGACGCCCCCAACGGCGCTTGGAGAGGCACATTCTATTCTGGGGCCCCACGATATTTTACGACTGGGGCTGCCATGCGTCGCACACCATGTCTGCGGACACGGGGTAGCCGCCGAATGCCTTGCAGGTCCCCGTTTTGGGGCAGAAGGCTGCGCAGGTCCCGCAAGACACGGCACGCGAGGTTGCAGGCCCCAGATCGGGCGGTGTCTGCGAGCTCATTTCTCTGGTGAGCTCTTCGCGAATGATCTGTCTCAATTGTCTCTGTGTGATCTTCATGATTCTCTATCTCCTGGAATCTAAATATACGAATTCTAGGGTGTTTGAAAGTCGTCAAATTTTCCCGGGAAGTTTTTTTGACCCGCAAGCGCCTGGGGCACTTTTGCTGCCCAGATTTTTACCCTTCTGCTATCCGTCGCCTTCCTCGAGTGTGATGTCCTCCTGCTGCCAGTCGAAGTCACCTGCATTGCCCACCGCCGACTTGATCTGCCGAGGATCCCAGACGACAACTTGATGGAAAGGTTGTCTAGAGATACGGGCGACGACCCCATCGTAGCCCAGCTTTTTCGCGCGCCACACTGCACCGCTGTTTTCGAGATCCTCTTCGATCGTATCAGGTCGGGCATTGATAACATAGGGTCGAACAACTCGAAGATATACGGGCATCACGTTGGGTGTCTTCATCGGTTCATCGGAGACCTCCGCACGCCGGCGACCGCGATCAAGGCCAGCGTATTTGTTTGCAAATGCAGGCTCATCTGTGAAATACATCCCAGCACCGAACATTCCTAACTCCCCTGACTTAAAGACTGTGAACCCAGCGGAGGTCCCATGGTACATGCGAAGGGGAGACCCGTCGGCATGTCGGATCTTGGAGTCACCGAACCAGCTCAACAAGTTGGCCCCTCGGCGCTGGAGGTCATCGGGCTGCGTCTCTCTGCTTACAGGCGGTCCGCCCGGCGGCGGCGGGAGGTCGCCCGCCTCCCCAGGGAATGAATAAGGCAGCTCATATGGCGGATTCGCATCATCTTGCGATTCTGCAAGGATGGCGCGGATCAGGTGACGAAGGGGCTTGGGTGACATCGGGTGACTCAGGTCTACTGTTTTACATATGGACACCGACCAGAAAGGTCAAAAGTCGCGAATTTCTCCCGGGAAGTTTTTTGACAAAATGAGCCCTTCCGGAAATTCCTTGGTGCAGATTTTGCTCTCGGGAAAGGGGATATCCACAGCTCTCGGGTGACGGGGAGCATTTCGGGGACATCGGGAGAGAGGGGGTACCTACAGTGCATGCGGGGAGGTAGGTAAAGTGATGGAAAGTTCCCGGGAAATGCGCGGAGACCTAGGCCCCCTCCAGGCCCCCAGGGGGCGCCGGTGGGCTTGTACGCCCCGGGGCGGGTCCCCAGGGGGCGCGCCCGGAGCGCTCTACCACGTAGGGGGCTAGGGGCGCCCCTACCCTGCTCCCCAGACAGCAAGCCGCAGATAGGGCTCGGGGCCACCCTGCATCCCTGCCTGGTGACCCCTTGTCTGCATAGCCCTGCAGCGGGCGCGGCCCGTCAGCCCTTCAGGATGCCAGCCAGCTTCGCCCAGCGTGCCTCGTTGACCGGGGCAGCCTCACCCTCGTCTGTCCTGTAGCCACGTCCCATCCGAAGGGCGACGTCGGCTGCGCCGTAGGGGACGTCGTCCTCTCCCGTCTCGTAGTCCATCCAGGAGTCGTCCTCGTAGTCCTCGTAGTCCTCGTAGTCCATGTCGTCGTCGAACTCGGGTGGCTCTTCGCCGTAGACGCCCTCGATCTCCTCGGGGAAAGCACCTTCGCGGAGGTCGTAGTAAGGGCTGTTGGGGCTGTTGGGGCCATAGTGCGTGTTGAAGGGCTGCGGGGGACTGCCCGCGAGGCGTGCACGGATCCTCTCAAGCTCCTCCGCAGATGCCGGGCCCATCGGTGTCGAGGGTGCACCTCTGCGGTCGCTGACGTAGGGACCGTGAGCAGCTCTGTGCTGTGGTGTGCCTTTGACGTCCTCGGGTGTCGTGAAGCGGCCGTGACGGCTCTGGAGGTCGTCGTTGTATGCGTCATCTGTCATCTCGTCGAGGACGTCGGTCTCGTCAAGTGGCTCATCACCCTCATTGACCATGCCATCAGGCGCGAAGAGACCCTCCTCCTGGCCGACTTCTCGAACCTGGTTCATGTACATCTGCTTCGGCACTGTGCCGCCCGCCGACTCTTCGTCGTGGACGTGGGTGATCTCTTCGTGGTCCTGCAGCCACGAGTAG